CCTTGATATTTCTCCGGCGGGATTTTTTGGAAAAACAGTCTGAGTTATATTTTCACAGAGTGCATACTAGAGCGTCCGGGCCAGTCTCTTCACCATCCCTGAACTTGGGATTTCTCATCATGGAACCCTCCATGTTACCTCCAAAGGTCTTGCCCTCACCTCCTCTATACTGTGTTCGATTGTGCTTTGCTCCTTTCAACGTCGAATCGTCCCGCATCTTGCTCGGACGTTCTAGTATGCGCTCTGTGATTTTTGCAAAAACTACAGGAGGTATTTACTGTGGCTAGCGGAACGTATAATCTCAATTTACTTCCGCATCGGTTTTCAATTGGTCGACAAGGCGAGAACCGTTATCGCAAAGTATCGTTCGACGTCTACAAGTTCGTAGAGCCTGTCCTTCGGGATTCGGTAGATGGTGTGATTTTCTTGGTCGGTGTTTTTCGTCGACCGGATGGTGCCGTCTATAATGCGATTGTCGAGAAGATCGATCGAAACGATTTCGATAACGTGATCGATTGGTATCCGACCATTACTGAGACATACTATGCTGGAGAGGGATCTCTTCAGTTTGTAATCTCAAAGATGCCGGTGACCGGGGATACGACAGTTCCCGAAGAGTATATTTTGGGCAAGTCAAATGTCGCCCAAGTGACGATTGAAGAATCGTCTACTAAATCTGGCCCACTCCCGCCCACTCCCGATTCCCCGATCCAGGTGACTGTGACCGCGGATGTCGATGCCGCGAAGAAGGCGGCTACTATGGCGGAGAGTTATGCAACGCATCCCGCACTTCCGGATGAGTCCGGATATTACAAAGTGTGGAATGCCGAGACAAAAGAGTACGATATCACAAAGATTCCGGTTGCACCGGGACCTACTGGATTGATGGCGCTCTTTGTTCCCATTCAGAAGCTCGATAGTCAGCCGATTGTAGGCCAGCTCTACAACGTGACGAATGCGAACTTCAATCGTGAGCCTCTCGAAGGAGAGGAATCTGTTTGTTACATTATCCCGACAGACGCAGAAGCGGCTAAGGGTGCGAATTGGTTGTGCGTATGTTTCGTACGGGTCGATGTAATTCCTGTTCCTAATCGTGAGAAGAAGTATGCCCTCATGATCGAGGACATGTACTCCCTTACAAGTGGGGGAGGTAGCGGTGACGGAAATCTGAAAAGCGATGACTTCGATCGAATCAAGGTCATGGACCGTGGCGAATACGAAGCCCTCGAGACGAAGGATCCTCGTACCGCATATTTCATTCGGGGGTAATCTGCTATGATTGCTGTCGATGAAAAGGAAATTACCGAGATGTTTATCGGTACACAAGGCATTAAAACTGTCATTGTGGGAGAAGATCATGTGTATGAGCGGACAGGCGGATACATCTACCTGGTGCTCGACACAAAAAGTTAAATTTATGATGAAGGGAAAGATGCTGTATGGCTAGCTTCTTTAAACTTTTTCTCGATACCACCGCGCCTGCTGGCGTAACTCTGTCTCTGAACGATGATGCTCGTTATACCACCAGTGCCTCCATTACGGCCAAGATCGGCTGCGAAGATGCTGAGACCACCGGTTACCAGATGAAGATCTGGGGCGGCGTTGATGGCGCTGCTACCGAGGCCGATGCGGCTTGGGTCACCTTCGCTGCGACTAAGGAGATCACTCTCACTACCGGCGACGGCAAGAAGACCGTCAACCTGAAGGTTCGCGATGATGTCGGCAACGAGTCCGCTGTCGTTACGAAGGAGATCATCCTCGATACCGCTGTTCCTGTGGTTACCATCACCGGCCCCGACAAGAGCAAGATCTCGAAGGTCTCGACCTTCAACGTTGCTGCGATCAGCTTCACCTGCGATGTCGATTTCGTCGAGTACAAGGTCAAGGTCGTTCCCACTACCGCTTCCCTGCAGGATGCGGGCGTCGTGATCGGTACTACCAACGGCTCCACCAACATGAGCGGTACCGGCGAGTATCCTGATGCCCAGGCCATCGACTGCACTATCAACGCTGCCGACCTCGAGGCTGCTTCTGCTGGTGACGGCGAGAAGATCATCAAGGTCTTCGTCCGTAACGCCGCTGGCACCTGGAGCGTGGCGTAATCGCCAGGAGGTAACACTCGATGGCGGTACCGACTTTAACGTTCAGTACGACGGGATCTAAGATTTCGTCTGTAGAAGGCCATGACCACATTACCGTGACATTCACGGCAGATGGGCCGTATAAGTCCTTTGAGTGTCGAGCGACGAAGAGCGGCGAATCCTGGGGAGTTGGTATTGGGACGCTCATTGCCTCGTTTTCCCAAACGCCTGCGAACACATCGCGATCCTTTGACATCTATGATGACTATTTGGTTCGCGGTGATGGAGAATACCGTATTTCGTTGTTTGCACAAGATATGAACGGAAGTTGGTATATTCTCACCCCTCTCTTTGAGTTTCAGTTTTCAAATGAAAGTTTGAACGAGAATCTCATTGAGTTCGGTGATCTCTCCTATTGATTTCGCACCGTCAATTGGGTACACGGGAGGGGTCCTATGAGTATAGCTACATATTTGTAGGGCCTCTCCTTTGTTAAAAATTTTTAGAAGGAGGAACATCAGCAATGAAAATTATCGAATGTCTGAACGATAAGATTAGCGAAGAACTTAATGATAGCGAGTCCTATGCTAATCTCGCCCTTAAGTATAAGGAAAGCGATAAAGAGACAGCGAAGCTTTTCTATGATCTTTCTCTGGAAGAAACGAAACATTACAACAAACTCCATGATCGCGTCGTTGCGTTGATCAACGAATACAAGGCCAAGAATGGCGCGCCTCCGGCAGACATGCTCGCAGTTTATAATTATGTGCATGGCCAGATGATCAAGCGTGCCAAAGAGAACAAGATCCTTCAGGATATGTTCAACTCTTAAGGAGCGTCAATATGGCTGATAAAGTAGATGACCTGATGATCAAGACACTTAATAAGGTGTCTGAGACAGGTAACATTACGACCGGCGATATTTTCGTTCTCAAGTATTGCAAACACGAACGTGCGAAACAGTCTCAGTCTCCGGCTTACAAGCAGCTCCTAACTGGAGCAGGAGAGGTTCTAACCTTTCTAAGAACTGCTTTTGGAGGTGAATGAGAATGCCCGGTCCAATGTTTAATCCCGGAATGGGGAATCGTTGTGGGATGATGAAAAGCCCTGAGCAGATTCAGCAAGAGATGAATCAACTGATGCAGCAGTATAACAATATGTATCAGAACATGAGCAATCGAATGCCAATGAACGAACCTGCTCAGATCGTGAATGACACGTTCGCCAATCGCCGTAGAGGCGAATACAGCGAAGTGCATGATCCGAGTGAAGTAGAGCAAGCTTCTGTCCCGATGGATGGCACTCCTCGTTTGTTCTTCGATTTTAAGAATAAGCGATTCTGGGCTAAGAAGTATGAGAATGGTCAGACATATATTACACCATACTCATTTGGCTCTCTTATGCAAAACTCTTCGGATGCCGTATCCTTTACTCCTTCGAGTGAATCCTCTGTGGACTATACGAAGGAACTTTCCACTCAAAATGAGCCCAAAGAGGAATCCTCTGACGCTCGACTCGATCGCTTAGAAGCGATGATGAGTCAGATCTTGGAAAGGATGACTTTAAATGAGTCTAATGGATCTGGTGAAACTTGCGAACGCGGTAAGCAATCCACGGGAAGCGCAAGGAATGGCACTAAACGCTCTGGCAAAGAGATCCCCGGAGACAGCAGCAATGTTGTCAACGATGATCAAGCGGGGTGACGATCCCGCGAAAGCAATTCAGCAGTTTGCCCAAGAAGGAAAGATAAGTTCAAAGCAGTTAGACGAGCTTCAGCAAGTTTACGGAATGGCCCGAAAGATGGGTCTACGTAACTTCAACATTCCTGACAGTGTCTGGAATGAAGCTCGACAGGCAATTGGTGGGGTAGCTTCCAGTCAATTGCGGCCCAACAGTGGTTCCGATTGGTTTTAATATTGGTTTTAACTCAGTAGGGTGGCCAACTATTGAGTTGAAATAATATTTTTATTAAGAGGACACTAACAATGGCAGAACTGAGCGATGTTCTTATGATGAAGGCTCTCGAGGATGACAACGGTCATGATACGTGGGGTAGCGCTGGCTTCCTCTGGGTTATCCTGATCTTCCTGTTCTTCCTGGCTTTCAGTGGCGGTGGTCTCTTCGGCAATCGTGGTTTCGGTAATGGTGCCGCGGTCGCTGCGAATGATCTTTCTCAGGTTGAGCGTGATGTCCTCACGGGAAATTGCGCGACCCAGAAGGAGGTTCTTGAGAACCGTTATGCTAACCAGCTTTCCTTCAATCAGCTGGGCGCCCAGATGCAGTCTTGCTGCTGCGACATCAAGACGACCATCATTGAGCAGAATCAGCTGACACGCGATCTGATCCAGTCCCAGTATCTGGATGAGCTTCGTACCAAGCTGTCTGACGCGAAGACGCAGATCAGCAATATGGAGCAGAACCAGTATATTCTGGGTCAGCTTGGTAATTTCTATTCCAAGCCGAGCGTGAATCCCAATACTTGCTACAATAACTACGGCTGCGGCGGCTGCAACGGTTGCAACGGTTGCGGTTGCAACTGAGTCACCTCGTAGTGCTTTGACAAGCAAGGAGGGAATTCAAAATGGCAAGTAACTGCTATCGCAAGTCTACTTTAACAGCGCTCAACACCACGGCCCAGACATTCGTCACGGCTGGCACCATTCTGTCTCCTGGAGGACAGTTGGAGAAGACGGGTTGTTCGCTGACCACGAGTCTCCAGGGTATCCGAATTCTTTCGGATGGTCTTTATACGGCTAGTGGTGCTGTTGCATTTACGCCCTCTGATGCTGGCGTTGTCGTTGTTGCACTTTATAAGGATGGCAATTTGCTTCCTTGTTCTGTGCGTACGATGAACGTCAACAGCGGAGTACTGTACATGCTCGACGCCATTGCCCCGGCGTTTGAAGGCGAGGCTTGCCGGGTGATCCATCCCGAGATCACTGTGCAAATCAGTGGTGTTGATGGTACGGTCAGTCGTGTTTGCCTTAATGTCACGCGCCTTGCGTGAGTTGTGTTGAGGGGTTTGAGGTCCATTATGGGCCCCTCCCTTCTATTTTTAGTTTTGAGCATTGACTAGAATTCGTGGTATGGCCACGATTACGAGTTCTATTAAGTGCTCAACTCTAAAATAGAAAGGGTGAAGTGTATGCCTGTAACTATTTCCTGGCAAACCATAGTTTCATTCGCAGCCGTCCTTGGTGCAGGTGCAGTCGTATGGAATTACATCACTCGAGTTGTCCACAAATTGGAATACGATCGAGAACAAGACGAACGAATTACTCGTTTAGAAGAAGCTCATTCTCGTGACATTTCCGATTTGAGACGACATCATGATGAAGATATGGCTGCGACTCGGAAAGAGATGGCAATCATATGCAGAGGTATTCTGGCGTCATTGAAAGATGACGAGAAGGCGAAACAGTCCTCTATCAAGGAGATGGAGGACTATTTAAATACTTCTGCACACCATATTGTCAATCAAAATCAAAAACGTAAGTAAGGAGGAAACGACATGAAGTTCGAGATGAGTGACAAAGTATATGACATTCTCAAATGGGTTGTCATGATCGTACTTCCGGCTTGCTCTGCTCTATACGCATCTCTTGCTCCGGTTTGGGGCTGGGGTCATGTAGAACAGATTACCGTAACGTTGAGTGCGATTCAACTGTTCCTTGGCAGCTTGATTGGGATTTCGACGTCTAACGTGAAAAAAACAAAAACCAACCAAAAGAAAGCATAACGATGTTTCATTCTCGGGATGTGAAGTATCTGCGCGAAGACGTTCGGGTAAACGCTAAGATATTTTTGGATCTTTGCAAGGAAGCTGGTCTGAATGTTCTTATTACCGAAACGGTTCGCGATAAGGCATATCAAGAATACTGTGTTTCTCAAGGTTGGGCCGCCAAGACAGCGACCGTTCCAACATTTCATTCTGTAGAAGCCGGATTAGCGTTCGACATTTGCAAGAATGTAAAAGGTCATGAATACGATGATGCCGAGTTCTTCAAGAAAGCATCAGCCATCGGAAAAAAGATTGGCTTTAGTTGGGGCGGAGACTGGAAAAGTTTTGTTGATCGAACTCATTTTCAATGGGATGACAACAAAAAGTATAGCAGTAGCATGATCAAGGCTGGAAAATATCCGTCTAATATGCCAAAATACGAGGTTGATGTTTCTATGAAGGAAATAACTGGTGCTACATCCGACGAAAAGCGGATGATCAAAGCAATCCAAACCGCTACTGGCGCTCTTGCGAATGGTGTAATTGGCAACCAGACTATGTCTGATATTGCTATTAAACTTAATGCAAAATGCTTCCCGCTGAATGTAAAGCTGTATGGTTGCCCCGCAATCATTGCAAAAGACATCGATCCGTTTAATCCCAACAGTGCGCTTCCGCTTAATTGCATTAGTGGTAGTTTTAATGGTGGTGTTGCTCCCTGTAGCGTTCTTATCCGAAATGGAGAAGTCGTTTGCTGGTCTGCCTGCCATTATGTTTCCCTCGATAAGCCGGAAAGCGTTATCTATAAGCTTCGTAGTACTGGCGAGGTAAAGATTAAACGTGTCAAAACGGTGAGTGACGATCTGCCGCTTTATGACGTTGTCTGGGCGGTCGGTGGAATGGGGCTGATGGATTTCTATGATCCGAAAGCCGAGGGTTTCACTGGAGTCTTTAGTGATGTTCTGCGCAAGACGAATCATACAGTTCTCGGATATCGTAATGGTATGATGTATGGCTTGTACTGTCCCAATATGACGGCAAGCCAGATCAATACTCTTTGCAAATCTAAGATGATGTTTGACTTTGCTATCATGCTTGATGGCGGCCATGTTGCTGCAATCAATGCTCACAATAACAAAATCAACACATCTCTGAAGCAGCTTTACGCTATCAAGTTCTTGTAAAATTCAAAATGGCAGAAAGGAGACCGTGAGACATGGCTATCAGTCGTAAACCGCCGTTGACGGAAGAAGCTCAAGAGAAGCATATGATTGCTCTTGCCATGGATCTTGCTGAAAAACAGTTAAGAGAGGGCACTGCGTCTTCGCAAGTCATCACTCATTATCTGAAGTTGGCTTCTACTAAGGAGCAGAAGGAGCTCGAACTCCTGGAGACTCAGAAAAAGTTGATGGATGCGAAGGCAGAAGCGATTACATCGATGAAGAGTCAGGAGGAGCTCTTCAAAAGTGCAATCAAGGCATTTAAAACCTATAGCGGACAAGGGAGCGAAGATGATGAGCCGGAATATTAAATGCTATTCCGAACTAATTACTTTGCCTACCTTGGTTGAACGATATGAGTACCTTCGAATTGGTGGAAATGTTGGAGAAGATACCTTCGGCTATGATCGATGGATTAATCAGATATTTTACAATTCTGAAGAATGGAAACGAGTACGACGAGAAGTCATCCTACGTGATACGATAGGCCGTGAGTGCTGTGATCTGGGAATTGAAAAGTTCCCCATATACGGACGAATCCTCGTTCATCATATGGTCCCTTTGCTGGTAGATGACATTGCTCAATCGAGCGAGTTCTTACTCAATCCAGAGTATCTCATATGCTGTTCTGACAATACACACCGGGCAATTCATTATGGTGATGCGAAGTTACTCCCTCGGGACTATACTCCGCGTTCGCTATTTGATACTTGCCCCTGGAAGCATTAGGAGGAAATATGGCTAAGAAGGTAAAAGCACCGGAAGTCCAGACTGAAGAAGTTAAGGCTGGCCAGGGTGTCGTGGTCGGTACCGACCTCCTCAACATTCGTAAGGGTCCGAGTGTCAACGATCGAGTCCTTTATGTAATCCAGAAGGATACGACTGTTGAGATCATTTCCGAACCGAACCCCGAGTGGTACGAAGTGATCACTCCTTCGGGTCACGGTTATTGTATGCAGATTTTCATTAAGCGTACGTAAGGAGGATCCATATGATCGATAGCATCCTCAATACGATCAAGAAAAAGATCGGAGTCTCTGAGGATGATACTTGTTTCGACGAGGCTATTCTTACGGAGATTAACACAGCAGGCTCTTTCTTGTCCCAATTAGGCGTAACGAGTTTTGATAGCTTTACCGTGTGCGATTCGAGTAACACGTGGGATGAATGTATTTCTGACCGAGTTAAGTTAGCGGACATCAAGACATACATTTATATTTATGTGAAACTCAACTTCGATCCACCGACAAATGCGTTTCTTGTTCAGCTTCTGAAGGACCAGATGAAAGAATGCGAATGGCGAATAAACGTCGCCGTTGATCCTTAAGGAAGGAGAGAATTCAAAATGGTTGTTTATAGTGATGAACTTTGCCATTATGGAATTCGCGGCATGAGATGGGGCGTCCGTCGATATCAGAATTCCGACGGTAGTCTTACCACAGCTGGCCGAAATCGCTATTCTACGGGCAAACATCATTCGATCTTTACTCGTAAGAAAACGACTTCCAAGGTTACAACCAAGCCAGCGGAAGAAAAACCGAAACAGAAGTCTGTAAGTGAGATGAGTGATGCTGAACTGAATGCATTTCTGAATCGAAAGCGTTTGGAACAGCAGTACTATCAGCTTATGGCGACGCCTCAGAAGAAATCTGCAGTTACCAAGGGCAAGGAAATGGTCGGGAAAGCACTGGAAAATGCTGCCCAGGATACCCTTACCCAAATCGCTAAGTACACAATAGCAAAAGGTGTTAACAAGGTGCTTGGTGATAACGTTGTCAATGCAAAGGTAACTGACAAGGAAAAAGAGGCCAAGAATAAGTAGGTGACCTAAATGGCATTATCGAACACCGCAGTACCACGGTATTACGGTATGTTCCGTGATGCCGTAGTTAGAGGAGAAATACCGGTAAATCGAGAAGTCGATTTGCAGATGAATCTTATCGATGATCTTATCGATGATCCGGGATGCTACTATGATGACGAAGCCGTGGAGGGCTTTCTTGCTTTTTGTGAAAATGAGCTAACCCTGACCGATGGCGGCGATTTAGATCTTCTCGACTCATTCAAACTCTGGGCCGAGGATGTCTTTGGCTGGTTTTACTTTACGGAAAAGAGTATACCGGTTCCCAATCCCAATGGTCGCGGCGTTCGCTTTGTTCGAAAGCGAGTTAAGAAAAGGCTTCGTAATAAGCAGTACTTGATCGTTGGTCGAGGTGCTGCGAAATCACTATACGATGCATGTGTGCAGAGTTATGGACTTTGCATCGACACAACGACTACCCACCAAATTACGACTGCTCCGACCATGAAACAGGCGGATGAAGTTCTATCTCCAATTCGAACCGCCATTACTCGTTCGAGAGGTCCACTATTCCAATTTCTCACAGATGGCTCACTCCAGAATACAACCGGATCGAAAGCCAATCGTGTGAAGTTGACCTCTACCAAGAAGGGTATTGAGAATTTCCTGACCGGTTCTTTGCTCGAGATTCGTCCTATGAGTATTGCTAAGCTTCAGGGCTTACGATGCAAGTATGCGAGTATTGATGAATGGCTTTCTGGTGACATTCGAGAGGATGTTATTGGCGCCATAGAGCAGGGTGCATCTAAGATCGACGATTACCTCATCTTAGCCACAAGCTCGGAAGGAACGGTTCGAAATGGTAGCGGCGATACAATCAAAATGGAGCTGGAAAGTATCCTAAGAGGAGAGTATCGCAACCCACATGTCTCCATTTGGTGGTATAAGCTCGATAGCATCGATGAAGTTGCAAATCCTTCTATGTGGATGAAGGCGAACCCAAACCTTGGAAAGACCGTTACCTATGAAGTGTATCAATTGGATGTGGAGAGAGCAGAAAAGGCTCCCGCTGCACGCAATGATATTCTTGCAAAGCGTTTCGGTATTCCGATGGAGGGTTATACCTACTTCTTCCCCTATGAAGAGACTATTCCTCATAAGCATCGCGAGTTTTGGAAAATGCCTTGTTCACTTGGCATGGACCTTTCTCAGGGCGACGACTTCTGTGCATTTACGTTCCTATTTCCTTTACCGAATGGAACGTTCGGTGTGAAGACTCGAAATTATATTTCGTCGACCACACTTAATAAATTGCCTCCGGCGATGTATCAGAAGTATTGCGACTTTATTCGAGAAGGCAGTCTGATTGTTCTTGAGGGTGTAACTCTGAACATGATGGTCGTGTATGACGATCTCGATCGATTTATCTCTGAAGCACAATACGACATCCGATGTGTCGGATTTGACCCGTACAATGCTAAAGAATTTATTGAGAAATGGATTTCTGAAAATGGTCCGTTTGGTATCGAGAAAGTTATACAAGGTGCAAAAACTGAATCTGTTCCTCTTGGCGAGTTGAAGAAACTCTCGGAAGAGAGGATGCTTCTCTTTGATGAGGAACTTATGTCCTTTACGATGGGTAACTGCATCGTAATCGAGGATACCAATGGCAATCGAAAGCTTCATAAGAAGCGCTACGATCAAAAGATCGATGCTGTTTCTGCAATGATGGACGCATTCGTTGCTTACAAGTTGAATATCGAAGCTTTTGATTAAGGAGGTGACCATATGGTTGTCTATTCTGATGAACTTTGCCACTGGGCAAAAGGTTCCGTTGGTAAGAACCATAAGTATCTCAAACGTGAGTGGAAGAATGGTCGGTGGCATTATTACTATTCGACCAATTATGACAGGAGTCTCCGTGGAACAGCTCGTCGATTAATTGGCGCGGATGCCCGTGGCTATGCAAATGAAAAAATTAGGGATTATAATCGATCCAAAGCTAACTCGGAAGGATATTCTGAACTTAAGTCTGATCCGGCACGTGTAAAGTGGTATAATGAGTCTAAGGAAAAAGCTTTGCGAGATGATGCTGCTGTCAAAGGGGCATTGGCAAGTAAGGCTATCCGCGATTATTATAAAACTCCACTCGGTCAAGTTCAAAAGGCAAAAGACGTGATCGAAAATGGGCGAAATAAAGTTGCTGATATTTTAAGTTCTGCTTCTAAAAAGATTCGTTCATCTAAATCGCAGTATTTCTAAGAGGTAATTCAAAATGGCAGAAACGCTCTTCAGTAAAGTGAAGCGTGCGTGGAATGCATTCTCAGATTCTGACTGGGATCGTTATGTTCCGGCAGGTCAGATGATCAGTTCATCTCGTCCGGATCGGGTGATTCTGTCCCGTGGTAACGAAAAAACTATCGTAACCGCGATTTACAATCGTATTGCGATGGACGTTGCCGCATTGGATTACCTCCATGTTCAATTGGATGAAAATGGTCGATTTGTTAAGAAGATTGATGATGATCTGAATCATTGTCTTGAAGTCGAAGCAAATATCGATCAGACCTCTCGAGCATTTGTACAGGATGCAATCCTAAGCATGTTCGACTGGGGGACGATTGCCATTTGTCCAATTGATACAGACCAGGAACCGGATCAAGAGGGTGACATTGTCACACGCTACTATACGATGCGTATTGGTGAAATCATCGAATGGCGTCCGAGACAGGTATTGGTTCGTTGTTATAACGATCGTACTGGTCAGTTCGAGAACGTCACATTCGATAAAGCCAATGTCGGCATTGTTCAAAATCCCTTCTATGCGATAATCAACGAGCCCAATAGTATGATGAAGCGTCTTGTGCATAAGCTTAACTTGCTTGATGCCATCGACGAACAGTCTGCTAGCGGTAAACTCGATCTGATTATACAACTCCCCTATGTTATTAAGACAGAAGCCCGTAAGACCCAGGCTGAATCTCGTCGAAAACAGATTGAGGAACAGCTCATGGGTTCGAAGTACGGTATTGCCTACACAGATGGTACGGAGAAGATCACGCAGTTGAATCGTGCTGTGGAAAACAACCTCATGACTCAGATTGAATATCTTACGAGTATGGTATACGCCCAGTTAGGTATCACTCAGAGTGTATTGGATGGAACTGCAGACGAATCAACGATGCTGAACTACAACAACCGATCTGTGGAGCCATGTGCTTCTGCTCTTACCGATGAGCTCTATCGTAAATTTCTTACGACATCTCAGCGAGAGAAGATGGAATCGATCTCCTTCTTTAGAGATCCCTTTAAACTCGTACCGGTTAGCCAGATTGCTGAAATTGCGGATAAGTTTACTCGTAATGAGATTCTTACCTCCAATGAGATCCGTCAGGTTATCGGTATGAAGCCGTCTAAGGATCCGAAGGCTGATGAGCTCCGTAACAAGAACTTGTCACAGTCTAAAGTGGATCAGCAAACCCCTACGGTCCCAACCAAAGCGGACCAAACCGTATCGGTCAAAAATTCTAAAGAAGGAGGATAAACATAATGCCCGATATTGATCACGTTCGTCCGGGTCCTGGTAATTCCGATTTTCAGGGCTGGGCGTCCAAGAACAATCTTCTGTGCACTGATGGTCGAGTAATTCGCGAGAATGCATTCGCACATCAGAACGGTGCTGTTGTTCCGCTCGTCTGGAACCATCGTCACGATACACCGAGTGCCATTATCGGCAAGGCTACCTTGGTCAATAAGCCCGATGGCGTGTATTGCTATGGTCTGTTCAACAACACCAAATTTGGCAACATGTGCAAGGAGCTTGTCACTCATGGCGACGTCACCTCTCTGTCGATTCTCGCTAATCAGCTGAAGCAGAAGGGCCACGACGTTATGCACGGTATGATCCGTGAAGTCAGTCTTGTTCTGGCTGGTGCAAATCCCCAGGCATTTATCGAGGACATGGATCTGGCACATGGTGAAGATGCCGAATACGAAGCTCGCATCTTCCCCCAGGAGCCGATCATTTGTCATGGTGATGATGACTTTGAGGAAGAGGAACCGGAAAATACGCCGGCCGAGGAGAATCCGGAAGGAAATCCAACCAACGAAAGTGAGCCGGAATCTGATCCGACTCCTGCAAATCAAAATGGGGAGGAAAATCCCGTGGAAAACAACCCCACTACGAATCCGGAACTTCAGCACGCTGACGGTTCCGAAGAGACCATTCAGGATATCATTGACTCCATGAATGAAAAGCAGAAAAACGTTATGTATTATCTGGTTGCAACTGCCAGAGAAGAAAATAAGGAGGATCCCACTATGGCTCACAATGCCTTTGAGAGCGGTGCGAACACGACCGCTCAGCTCACTCGTGAGAACTTTGCCCTTCTTGCGAAGGAAGCCAAAGCCTGCAGCTCCCTGAAGGAAGCCGTTCTGGCTCACATGGACGACATGGAGGGTCTGTCTGACGCTCTGATGCATGCCGACTACGGTATCGAGAACATCGAGTATCTGTTCCCCGACGATCGCAATGTCACCCGTCAGCCTCAGTTCATCCAGCGCGACATGTCCTGGGTCTCCGGCGTTATGTCCGGTGTCCACCATATTCCGTTCTCCCGCATCAAGTCGGTGTTCGCCGACATCACTGCCGACGAGGCCCGCGCCAAGGGTTACCTGAAGGGCAAGCTGAAGAAGGAAGAAGTCTTCACCCTGCTCAAGCGTTCCACCACGCCTCAGACCATCTACAAGAAGCAGAAGCTCGATCGTGATGATATCATCGATATCGTTGACTTCGACGTCGTCGCCTGGCTCAAGAGCGAGATGCGCATGATGCTCAATGAGGAAATCGCTCGCGCGATCCTGGTCTCCGATGGCCGTTCCACCGCTTCCGATGACAAGATCAAGGAAGACAACATCCGTCCGATCTGGACCGATGCGGACCTGTACACCATCAAGGTCGGTATCGACTCCGTTACCTACAATGATGATGATAAGCTGGCCAAGGAGTTCATCCGTCAGTGCATCAAGTCCCGCAAGGACTACAAGGGCAGCGGCAATCCCGCTCTCTACACCACCGAAGAGATGCTCACCAACATGCTTCTTCTCGAGGACGGCATTGGTCATCGTCTGTACAAGACCGAGGAAGAGCTCCGTACCGCTCTGCGCGTGAGCAAGATCGTCACCGTTCCCGTCATGGAGGGTCTGACCCGTGAGGTGACCCATGAGGCCGATTCCAAGGCTTACATCCACAGCCTGATGGGTATCATCGTCAACCTGACCGACTACACCGTCGGCGCTGACAAGGGTGGCGCGGTCTCCATGTTCGACGATTTCGACATCGACTACAACCAGCAGAAGTACCTGATGGAGACCCGTTGCTCCGGCGCTCTCACCAAGCCCTACAGCGCTATCACCATCGAGTCCTACGCGGTCAAGGCCGGCGGCTAATTCAAAATGGCGAAGTTTTGTGGGAAAATCGGCTATGCAACAATGGTCGAAGAGAGCCCAGGCGTATGGATCGAGAAGATCGTTGAACGTCAGCACTTCGGCGATTGGGTGTCGAACACCGCGAAGCTTCAAGCTCAGGAAGGTCTGAATGACGATCTGGTGATCGCGAATGATCTGAGCATCGTTGCCGATCCCTATGCCAAAAAGAACTTCCACTCGATCCGTTATGCAACATACATGGGAACAAAGTGGCGGGTGCGTATGGTCAAAGAGGCCTACCCCCGCCTCACCCTTGTGTTAGGAGGAGTATACAATGACTCGAATGGAAACCAATAGGCGGAAGTTTCATGAACTCCTTCGAAAGCTTCTTGGGTCTGATCAGGTTTATTACCAGAGGCCCGAGAACAAGCAGATGACGTATCCTGCTATTGTCTATAACCGTGATGAGATCAGCAATGGCCATGCGGACAATAGTATTTATAAGCAGGAATATGTCTATGCTGTTACCGTGATTGATCCAAATCCTGACAGTATAGTCGTCGATAAAGTATCGAAGATCCCCAGGACTCGGTTCGTTCGACATTACACACAAGATCGCCTCAATCACGACTTGTTTACCATATATTTCTAAGGAGGATCACATCCTATGGCTAATAAGCGTCTTATCTGGGATGCTGTTGGTGAGCGCCTGTATGAAACTGGCGTGGACCATGGCGTTCTGTACGTTATGGGTGACAACAATACCTATGGCGAGGGCATCGCTTGGAACGGTCTGACCGCGGTCAACGAATCTCCTTCCGGTGCTGAGTCCACCGCTCTGTATGCGGATAACATCAAGTATCTCAACCTGATCTCTGCGGAAGAGTACGGCTACACCATTGAGGCCTACTATTCTCCCGATGAATTCGACGAGTGCGATGGTCTGGCGAGCCCGGTCGCCGGTATGACGATCGGCCAGCAGAAGCGCAAGATGTTCGGCTTCGTGTATCGTTCCCTGATCGGCAATGATACCGACGGCCAGGATCACGGTTATAAGCTGCACATCTGCTACGGCTGCCAGGCATCTCCCTCCGAGCGCAACCACCAGACGGTCAACGACAGCCCTGAGGCTACCAATCTGAGCTGGACGGTCACCACCACCCCGGTGAATGTGACTGGCTATAAGCCCACTGCGTCTATCGTGATTGATTCCACCAAGATCGATCAGCAGAAGCTCACTGCTCTCGAGGATGTCCTGTTCGGTAAGGATCCCACTACGACGGGCGGCGACGACGGCGTGGCCCCGAAGCTGCTGATGCCTGATGAGGTCATCAACCTTCTTAAGGCTGGCGGCTAAATCTATCTTTACGGAGGGGCCTCTTTGCGGGGGCTCCTCCTATCATTTTATTTTTTGAAAAGGAGAAAGCACAATGTATAGGAGACCTATCACTTTTACGGATTATGACGGTAATCAGGTTACGGAGAATTTCGAGTTCAATCTGTCCAAGGCCGAACTCGTGGAGATGGAAGCCGAGTATCCCGGCGGGATGCAGGCCATGATTCAGAGAATTACGAAGGAGCGCGATGGTAAGGCCATCGTTTCGGTCATCAAGGACATCATCCTTCGTTCCTACGGTGAGCGTTCTCTCGACGGTCGTCGCTTCGTCAAGAACGAGGACATGCGCGAGAAGTTCTCTCAGACCGATGCATATTCCGAGCTTTTCATGGAGCTCGCGATGAACCCCGACAAGACGGCTGAGTTCATCAACAACATCATTCCGAAGATTCCTGACGCTCCCAAGCCGGCGGAGTAAATTCAAAATGATTGAAATGGAGGCTAGGGAATGCTTCGGCTGACGATACCTGAACAAGAGGTGTTCAATGATGACACGCAAGAGTTTAGCTTTACTAAAGAAGTAACGCTCCAACTTGAACATTCTCTAGTCTCTATTTCGAAATGGGAAGCCAAATGGCACATCCCTTTTCTTCGTAGGGAACCGATGACTCGTGAGCAGACGATCGATTACATTCGCTGCATGACAATCACCCAGAATGTTCCAAAAGAAGCGTACGAATTCTTGACAAATGAGAATATTAAGACCGTTATGGCATACATTGACGACTCGATGACCGCCACTACCGTGAGACATCGTAAGAAATCGACTTCTCGTGATGTTATCACATCAGAGCTCATCTATTATTGGATGGTAACGCTTAATATTCCCTCGCAATATGAGAAATGGCATTTGAACCGGCTTCTGACACTCATTGACGTCTGTAATGCAAAGAATGGAAAACCCGAAAAGATGTCTCGTCGAGAGACTGCTGACGAGTATCGTTCCATCAACGCTCGCCGACGTGCAGAAGCCAAATTGGCTAGGAGATAACAGCAATGGCCCTTGTCGTTATGAAACAATCCGGCAGTTTGAAGAACTTTGAAGGATTTCTTTATAAAAACCGGAAAAGGCGTCTCTACCAACTGCTGAACGAATATGGCAAGCAGGGGGTTGAACTTCTTCGTGATGCTACACCAGTGGATACGGGTAAAACTGCTACCGGATGGGATTACGAAATCGAGGTAAACTCCCAGGGCATTTCGCTTTATTGGGTCAACAATAACGTGAATGAGGGAGTTCCTATTGCTATTCTTATACAATATGGTCATGCGACTCGAAATGGTTCCTACGTGCAAGGCGTTGATTACATCAACCCGGCATTAAGACCCCTATTCGAGTCTATGGCTACTAAGCTCTGGAAGGAAGTGAGTTGACGATGGCAACTAGTATTGACTATAGAATTGTCGAAGCTCAATTTCGAAATTCGAATTTTGAGAAGAACATTGCCCAGTCGACCGAGTCTCTGGAGCGATTTAAGCGATCCCTTGACGTCGATCAACAGGCTAAGAGCTTAGCAAAGCTTGACGATGCAGCCGATCTGGCTGGTATGAAGGGGCTCGCACAGCAGGTCGACAAAGTAGCAGATAAATTTTCTGCTATGGGCGTTGTCGCATTTACCGCTCTTCAGCGAATCACAAATGCGGCAATCGACACCGGTGTTTCTTTGGTTAAGTCACTTTCGATTGATCAGGTCACCGCAGGCTGGAACAAGTACGAGCAAAAGACGTCAAATGTTCAGACGCTCGTCAATGCGACTGGCAAGTCTGTTGATGAGATCAATGGATATTTAGAGAAGCTTATGATGTTCTCGGATGAGACATCGTATGACTTCACGACAATGGCACAATCCCTTGGTCAGATGGTCACCAGTGGTGGTGACATCGATCATCTGATTCCGATGATTGAGGGTATTGCGAATGCAACCTCTTTCGCTGGCAAAGGTGCCGCAGAGTTCTCTCGCTCAATCTACAACCTAAACCAGTCTTATGGTCAGGGATTCTTGACCCTTATGGACTGGCGAAGTGTCGAACTTTCCGGCGTTGCGTCTCAGCAGCTGAAAGAAACATTCATCGACGTTGGTAAAGCTCTCGGTACTTTGGATAAAAATGGGAGGACCGCAAAAGGTACTCTCGTTGATATTGGTAACTTCTCGACCACGCTTGCTGATAAGTGGGCTTCTCGAGAGGTTATGGAGCAGGCATTTGGTCGCTTTGCTCAAGTGACAGAAGCAGCCTACAAGCTTGTTCAAAATGGTATGGCAGATACCTATAGTGAAGCCTATGCCATGCTGGATGGAGCTTTTGAGCAGGTTTACTATCGTGCGGCATTAGCTGCTCAGGAAGCCAAGACATTCGGAGAAGCTATCAACTCCGTTAAGGATGCCGTCAGTTCTGGCTGGATGACCACATTCGATTATATTTTCGGTGGTTACGATAAGGCAAAAGAAATCTGGACAAATCTGGCGAATGATTTGTGGGATGTCTTTGCCGCTCCGGCACAGGAACGAAATAGTATCCTGAAAGAGTGGGTTGAGCTTGGCGGTCAGACTGCTTTGTGGGAAGGTTTGACGAACATTTTCAAGTCTCTCTTGAGCGTCATTGAGGCTGTTCGAGAGGGCTTTAGCGAGATATTCCCTGCTAAGACTGGTCAGCAGTTAGCAGACCTCACACTCCGATTCCGGGACTTCAGCGAGAAACTTGTTGCGAGCGAAGATACGTTGGTGAAGGTGAAACAAGTTGCATCTGGTCTCGCATCGATTGTTAAGTTAATGATCACTCCGATTAAACTCGTTCTTGGGTTAGTCGGAAAGATTATAACACAGGCTGCTCCGCTTACAAGTTACCTTCTTTCCTTCTCTGCGACCATTGGCGGTTTGTTAACGAATCTTGTTAAGATGGTTGATGAATCGCGAGTGATCGAAGGTATATTTGCTACGCTAAAGAGTGCGATAGAAGCCGTTGGCGGGGCATTCATGTTCCTCGGAGGAATGCTTTCTACGAGCATTTCTGCTTTTACGGGAATTAACGTCCTTGACATCAATAATGTCACGACTTCTCTTGCTGAGATTCCTCCGATTGGTGAGCAGATCGCTAAGGTATTTGACACCATTGGTGAATCCGGAAAGAATGCATTCGGTAAGGCATCCCAGTGGGTGTCTCAGCTGAAGGGTTGGGCAACCAGTGCGGCTTCGACCATTGGGTCGTTCGCAAAATCCATCGCGACTACATTGAAGCCCATTGGTGATCGCATTAAATCGATTTTCGAAGGCGTCACCTTAACGGATGCGATTGGCACAACGCTTCTTTTCGGTCTCTATGAGCAGATAAAGAAGATTGCTAAGGCATTTGCCGCAATGAAAACCAATTGGGCTGGCGTTGCTAAGGCGCTCACCAACGTTCTCAATACAGCCGGTGATACGCTGAAGGCTTTCCAGAACAAAGTAAACGCTGAAGTGCTTAAGTCGATTGCTATCTCGATTGGCATCTTGGCAGCTTCCTTGTTCTTGATTTCCCGTGTCAATCCCGAAAACATGGGTAAATCTCTTGCGGCCGTCGCATTGCTCTTTGGCGAACTGACAGCCATTCTCGGCATTATGAGCGGTAAGAAAATGACTGCTGGTAAGGCAGAGCTTCTTACATTGTCCGGTGCTCTGATCGGTATGTCCGTTGCTATTTCGATTCTGGCTGGTGCGTTGGCTAAGTTAACGGAATCAGCAAAGGATACATGGGTGTTTGCCAAAGCGACCTTTGCAATTATCGCCATACTAGTAGCTTTGGAAAAGGTCGGCGTTGCACTTTCCACTAAAGTTGGCGAGAAGCAGGTTATGAAACTTGCTCTTGTCTTCCTGTCCTTAGCTACGGCGATTCGAATTCTCGCAAGCGCGTTCCAGGCATTTGATGGAATTAGCTGGGCCGAATTCGGCATGGGAATCGCATCGTTGATCATTGGAATCGGTGCTATAACCGGTTCTATTGCTGTCATGAAGGTAGTCCCGGGTCAGCTTTCAAGTGTCGCATCGAGTCTAATTGCATTTGGACTTGCTCTGTCTGCATTGATATTGCCGATTAAGATTCTTGGAGAGATGGATACGAAGGACCTTCAGCAAGGTCTGATTACCACTGCAAAACTTCTCGTTGGTGTTGTCGCTTCGATTAGCGGAATGTCCATTGCCATGAAGGGGTTTGCTGGTATTTCCGGAAAAGGCATGATAGCAATAACGCAGGGATCTCTTGTTGGACTAGCTAAGAGTCTCCTTGCCTTGTCGATATCTATCTCCTTACTGGTTGTTCCTCTTCGTATTCTCGGTGCATTGCCTATCGAACAGATTCGACAGGGATTGATATCCGTCGGACTTCTGATGGGTGGAATAACTGCCAGTTTGTCTATCATGGGTAATAACAATGTTGCCGGAACGGCAAGCGGAATACTGGCATTTGCACTTGCACTTAATATGCTGGTTATTCCGATCAAGGCTTTCTCTACCCTCAAGCTCCCGGCCATTGGAGCGGGTCTTTTAACTCTCGCTGGCGCTATCACCATCATGCTTGGTTCGGCATTCGGATTAGGCATTCTGGCTAAGACGTTCGCCGGTCTGGAGAAATCCATGCTGGCATTTGGTCTTGCAGCACTTGGCGTTGGTGCAGCTGTTGCCGCTTTGTCAGTTCTTCTGGGTACACTGTCTGCAATTGGTGCTGCTGGTGTAGCGGCTATTGTGGCTGCTATCGCGGCATTCTTCCAAGCAATCAAGGTTATGCTTCCCGTTATCGAGGAAGGCTTGACTGATATTCTCATCACCATCGGGCATGTTCTCAAGAGAGGTGCTCCGGCTGTTGTCGAGGGTCTTATCGTTATGTTCGACGAGGCTATGAAGCAACTTCGCGAGTATGCACCCTCGCTGATTGCAAGTCTTGGTGATCTGATCGTCGTTCTCATCAACGGACTAAGCACTTACGCTCCCCAAATCCGGGATGCGCTGAAGAGTTTGTTCGCTGTCTGGTTTGGCGATGCAAGTCGTGAAGAGGTCATCCTTGATATTCTCGCATCTGCAACGGCTCTTGTTGCCGTTCTGAAGATGCTGAGTATTGCCAAGGCATGGGGTAAGAATGCTATCATCGGCGCTGGGTTTGCGGCCGCTGCGACTCTGATTCTTGGTGGAGCATTGGCTGTCCTCGAGAATCTCGGCAATACAGATAAAATGCTGACTGCCGCTTTGGCCCTTGGCACCATCATAACGGCCATGAGTGTAGCGATGCGAGTTGCAGCACCCCTTGGCGAGATGGGTCTCGGTGCACTTAAGGGTATCGGTATGGTCGTAGCAGTTGTTACGGCATTGAGTGCTTTGTTTGGTGCATTCCAGGCCTTCTTTGGCGAGAATGAAGTTGTCAAGAAGATCATGGATGGCAACATCAAATTCATGGAATACATCGGTACTGCTCTTGGTTCCTTTATCGGAGGTATTAAGAAAGGCATTTCCGATGTAGTCGGTGAGAGAGATTCGTTCCTTACGAAATTCGGTAAAGACCTTAAAGAATTCTGGTCGAATGCATCTGTCTTCTTCCAGGGCATCAATGGTCTGAAGGATAGCGTATTCAGTAATATGGTATCTCTTGGCGAAGCCATGTTGATATTTACCGGAACGAAATTCTTGGATGGGCTCGCGTCCATCATTGGTAGAAGCGATCTACTTGACTTCTCGAAGCAGTTGGCCAATTCTGCTCCATATCTCAAGACGTTCTACACTGAAGTTGGGGTGATCGATCAGTCGTCCATCAAGAATGCAATCTATGCGATTGGTGGCATGGCTGAGGCAGCATCTAAGATCCCGACATTTGGAGGTCTCAAGGGTGCAGTCTTTGGCAATTCCTTCATTGCTTCGTTCGCCGCTGAACTGGATTTGGCGGCACCGCATATTAAGGGCTTCTTGACTAAGAGTGAGGGTCTCCCCGCGGATAGTAAGACGCTAGTCGACATGGTATCTGACATTGTCACAACAATGGCAACTGCCGTCGCCGTCACTCCGAAATATTCCGCGTTTAAGGCGTTCTTCACCGGTGAGAATCTAATCTCTTTGTTTGCAGCCGAGCTTGCTTTGGCGGCTCCGAACATGATCGATTTCCTGACTATTATGGCCGGTGCCCCGGTCAATAGCAGTGAGATCGCCATGAAGACGAGCAATATCATTGCAAATCTCGCCGTAGCCGTCAATCAAGTTCCGAATACGGGTGCTGGTCGTAGTAAGGGCTCGCTTAGCAATTTCGCCAAGCAGCTTAAGGACATGGCTGAGGCACTGGTCCAATATTCCGATGTCGTTGCAGACGTCAACACGGATGCGATGAACGCTGCGAACGAAGCACTTGCCAATCTCGTCAAATCCATTCAAAATGCCGATGTTTTAACGACAGTTCAGCAGAGAATGAGGGATATTGAGTCCGGTATTTATGCCGTGGCGATCAATATTGCCAACAACATCTTCACTCAGTTCTCGAATCGCACTGCCGAGTACAAAGATATCGGTATGAACTACCTCAAGGGTATTCGTAAGGGCCTTATGGATGTGCCCACCGTCAATTCTCTTACCGGTGCTGCTCGCGACGTTGCGAAAGCCATCGATCGTACCGTTCGTGACGAGCTTGATATTCACTCTCCTTCTGGACAGGGTGAATTGATTGGTAAGTATTACGATATGGGTGTCCGTTATGGTCTCGATGGCAGTAAGAAGACTGTTCTCGTTGCTGCTCGAAACCTTGCGAATGAGATGCTGAAGAGTGGTCAGATCACTTACGAGGAACTCCAGGAGATCTACAACAAATTCAATGTCTCGATCGCGAGTGCCGAGAATAAACGTCTGTTTGTGCTGAACGCTGCCAATCGTGCATCTATGGGCGAACTTAAAGAGATTGTCGGCGATGGTTACGATGATATCGTGAAGCAAACTTACGATGCATTCCATAAAACCGGAACTGCGATCGATGAAACTTCTGAAGAAAATATTGCGAAAGCAGGTCGGGCCGGCAAGTCTGCTGGTGCGTCTTACATCGAGGGTCTCCAGTCCGAGCTCAACAAACTCGGCACTCGACTCACGAGCTATGGTCTTGAGCAGAAAGTCTGGACAACTCTCTTCGGTGGTACTGCTACCGATTCCGATAAGACTGCTGTGGACGAAGCCCTTAAGGTTAAGGAGCTCAACAATCTAACGCAGCAGCTTGGTAAGGCTGAAGAAGAGTATGCAGCAACAGTTAAAGCATATGGCAGTGAGTCGAAGAATGCTTTGGATGCCTACAACAAGCTACTCAATGCCCAAATAACTCTCGCCGAGAAGGCTCAGGAAGTCAAATCCAACCAGGAGCAGGTCACGACAAGCGAGAAAGATCGTATGGTCGCCTATGCTAACTGGATGGTCGAATACAAAGACATGCTCCTTGAACAGGGGTTTGCTTTGGAGCAGATCAACCGTGTTGCTGTAAAGGATACTGGTTACGATCCATATAATCTCCTGAATACCACCGCAAGTGAGGCGACGAAGGCCGCTGACGCTGCACTTGAGGCTGCTAGACAGTCCTACACCAATAGTGCAGATGATGTCCTCGGTAGTCTTACCCCGACATTCCTCAAATACGGTCAGACGATGTCTACCACATTTGCACAGGGTATTGTTGAGAAGACAGACGTAGTCTCGAATTCTACCGGTCAGGCAATCAATGGCGGTCTTTCGACGGCACAGTCGAAGGAAGAGCAGTGGGTTGCTTGCGGTGAGGTCATCTCTGAGCGAATTGCCGACGGCATCATCGCTAATGGTGGCGATGTCCAGGCAGCTCTCAATAGTGTTCTTGGTGATATCATCAATATGGTCTCTGGTGGGGTGGTTAATGGCTACACGGATAACCTCTCTATTGGCATTCAGACTCTGAACCGTGATATTACGGATGGTATTGAGACTGCTCCTGTTATCACCCCCGTCATCGACGATAGTAAGGTGAAATCTGGTGTGAGTGCAATGAATTCACTAATCGGTTCGACTCCGATGGGATTTACGGCCATTCTTGCAGGTCAGGTAGCCGGTGGATTCAAGGATGTTGTGAATGGCATTACCGGTTCGAAGACGGTAAATAACACCTACAACTATACGCAGAACAACACCAGTCCGAAGGCTTTGAGCCGCGCTGAGATCTATCGCGATGGCAAGAATCTCTTCTCAAATGTGAAAAATAGCTACCAATAAGGAAGGAGTGGGCTTATGATTAAGGCCTTAACGGTAACCAATCCGAAAGGTGAAACACTTCGTCTGGAGCTCACGAACCCGGACCCCTCGGGTCTTTATATTAAGGACATCGAGGGGCTCGGTCCTCCCAAGGCGAGTATTAACACATCAGAACTAGCAACCGTTGACGGTAGTCTCTATGCCTCTTCTCGTTGTGAGAACCGCAATATCGTCATCACACTCGGTATGTTGTTCGCACCGACAATTGAAGACTCGAGACAGAAGACCTATAAGTTCTTCCCGATCAAAAAGCAAATCAAGCTTGAGATCGAGACAGACAACCGCCTGGCAGAGATTAGCGGTTATGTGGAGTCCAACGAGCCGAATATATTCTCCTCTGAGGAATCAACACAAATCAGCATCATCTGTCCTGATCCTTATTTCTATGAGGTCGGCGGTAGCGAGAAGGTATATACCAATATCGAGCCACTATTCGAATTCCCGTTCTCCAATGAGTCTCTTACCGAGAATCTTCTTGAAATGGGTAGACTAGTGGATGACCCGAGAGCAGTTCTGAACTATGTCGGTGATATGGATACGGGTGTTGTCATCACAATCCATGCACTGACCAAATCGGGTGATATTACCCTCTACAATGTCGATACCAGAGAGCACTTTAAGATATTTGATGCTCAAATCAAAGCTCTTACTGGTGCAGTATTCGACGCTGGCGATGATATTATCATCTCGACCGTGAAGGGTAACAAATACGCTCGACTTCTGCGTGAGGGTAAGGAGACGAACATTATTTCTGCTGTTGACATGGATGCTGATTGGTTCCAGGTCTCGAACGGCGTGAATATGTTTAACTTCGTCACCCAAGAGGAGGAAGCGAATCTGCTGATTACCTTCTCCTACAAGAACGCATATGGAGGTATCTAAGATGGAGGCATTGATTCTCGATAAAAATTGGGAAGTCGTCGCTATCTTAGATGCCTTCCAGTCGTTCATTTGGACGGATCGATTCCTTGGCTATGGCGACTTCGAGGTCTATGTACCAGCTGATATGCCAATTGGGAAGGAGTTCAAACAGGACTACTACCTTTGGTGTCGGGAGAAATCCGATCGACTGATGATTATCGAGACCATAGAGACCAAGGTGGATGTGGAGAATGGAAATTTTCTAACGGTCACAGGCCGTTCTCTGGAGTCCATTCTCGATCGTCGTATCATCTGGGGTTATCGTCAGTGCTATGGCAACCTCCAGAAGTCGATCCGGAATCTCTTAAATCAAAATGCGATCTCTCCGAGCAATAACGATCGGAAAATTCCGAATCTGGTATTCCGTGAGACAACCGATACGCGTATCACGACCCTTACGGTCGACACACAGTATTTCGGCGACAATCTCTACGAAGCAATTTATGGGATTTGTGAAGAGAAGAAGATTGGATTCCGTATTTTACCGGATTTCTCGACGAAACAAATGATATTTGAGCTGTATGCCGGTGAGGACCGTGCATATGGCCAGACAAAGAACCCCTATGTTGTCTTTTCTCCGAGTTTCGATAACTTCTTATCCAGCAACTACATCGAGTCGAAGAAGATCCTTAAGAATGCTACTCTGATCGGTGGTTCTGGCGAGGGTTCTGCTCGTAAAACGACTGAGGTAACTGGTGAGAACTATGGCACCGGGTTAGATCGCCGTGAAGTGTTTACGGACGATTCTGGTGCAAGCGATGATGTCGATACCTATGACATTGAGCATAATGAGGATCTCAGCGAAGAAGAGAAGGCTGCTGCGATTGCAGAGCGTCAACAGCAGGCAACGGCTAATATGATCGCCGAAATGCAGCAGAAGGGGAGAGAGGAACTGGCCAAGACGAGCATCACTCAGTCTTTTGAAGGCGAAGTAGAAGCTCGACTTCAGTTCATCTACAAACGAGACTTTACCATTGGAGATCTTGTCCAGGTTCAGAACGAATACGGACAATCTGGTAAAGCTCGTGTTTCTGAGATTGTATTCTCGGAAGATACATCTGGTGAGAGTATGACTCCTACCTTCACCGCTGAAGTCTAATATAGGAGGAATCAAAATGGCATTCACATGCGGATTCTTTAACTCCGAAAATGGTGATCGAAAATACAACGCCGAACAGATGTCTGCTATCTTCGATGGCATCATCGCTGACGGTGTATTCACCACAATTGGCGACCACCTAGCGGTCTCTGCTGGCACCGGTATGCAGGTGCTGGTCGGGACTGGTAAGGCATGGTTTGATCATACGTGGAATGTGAATGACGCGGCTTATCCCTTGGCAATCGCTGCTTCGGACGTGACGCTCAGCCGTATCGACGCGATCGTGCTCGAAACCAATCACTCTGACAGTGTTCGCCTCAATAAGCTTCGTGTTGTTCAGGGTACTGTGGCATCCTCTCCTGTGAAGCCGACCCTGACGAATAGCGAAAAAGTTCACCAGCATCCTCTGGCATGGGTGACTGTGGCACCTGGTGCGACCCAGATTGCAGCAAGTGCAATTGAGAATGCTGTCGGCACCTCGGCTTGCCCGTTTGTCACTGGTATCATTGCAACGACCTCCATCGACGATCTGTTCAACCAGTGGAATGGGGAATTCGATGAGTGGTTCGATAACCTCAAGGCTCAGCTCTCCGACAACGTCGTCGCCAATCTCCAGAGACAGATAGATGCGAATAAAACACAAATTCAGACAAACTGGAATAACACGCTGAAGAGCTATACAAAACAACTTCTAAGTCTTCCTGACAGTGCGATTCCGGATGATGCGTTTATGGCATTGGTTGTCGGAACGGATTCACGAGCATATCGCGTTACCGTTAAGTATCCGAATAATACTCCTGCTATTGGATTTACAATTAGCGGCCTTAGCGCAATTCCAAACGCATCATTGGTCACTAATAAAGATGGTATTGCGATGGGCAAAAGTTCGAATACGACGGTCAGTATAACCGTTGAGAAAAAGTATGATGACATATTAGCAAAAACTGTATCGGTAACCTCTACGGGAACCATTACTGATGTCACCATCATTCTCGAATACGATAGGACTAATAAAACGGTTCGATCTTCTGGAAAATTACCCACCAATGTTTCTGCTCTTTGTACGGGCATCGAATATGTGTTGGTTGCCGGTGGAGGATCCGGTGCTTACAGTCTTAAGACTTATGGTATATATGGTGTACCATTTGCTGGGGGTTCTGGCGGCGGCGGCGGTAATGCGGTAAAGGATACCCTACAATTTGCTCCAAATGCAGATATCGATATCGTTATTGGTGCTGGTGGTCCAGAACCGCCAGTCATATCTGGTAACATATATGGCGATCGTCAACCCACTCAGGGTTCTTCGGGAGGAGATTCACAGCTTCTGTTAGGTACTACCGTTTTGAAAAGTGTTACTGGTGGAGGTGGCGGTAGTTATGTAGAAAGTCCATCTTCTAAAGAAATTGTAATAGATGGCTATGCTCATACAGGAACCATACAAACATATGAACCGACTACCGGAGGACAAGGTAATGGAAATGGTGGTGCGGGAGCAAAGGTCGTCCAATGCACGACCGCTCCAGGTGGTCCTACGAATTATGTACGTCAGGTAAAAGATATAAATACAGGCGTAACTTATTATTCATCGTATGAAAATGGAACGCCCGGTTCTGACGGTCAAGTATTTGAGTTAAATGGCGAATCTATTCCGACTGGTGGCGGTGGCGGAGGAGGAGCCGGTTGCTATCAGATAAACGACCAAGAAGCGTGGAACACTCGTAAAATATATTTCTCATCTGGTAATGGACGAGGTTCCGCTATTGGTGCTGGCGGTGCTGGCGGTGTTACCATGGTTACGGGTACACAAGGTGCTAATACCTTCACTGGTAAAGATGATTCAATAATCGGTGGTTTGGCCGGTGGGCTTGTGTATTATTACAAGCACTGAAAAGGAGGTTAAAATCATGAATTATTGTATTGTAAACGATGAAAACATCATCGAAAACATCATTGTTTGTGAAAATGATGATGTCGCCTTGGAGTTTGGAGCAAAACCGTCTTATGATGGAGCAGCAATTGGCGATACCTATTCTCCTCCTGCTCTTCCTCCGACGATCGATGAGCGAGTAACCACTCTCGAATCAGAGAACGATCTCCTCAAGCAGCAGCTCAAGGCGGCTTCGGACCAGAATGACTTCCTCGAGGACTGCATTGCCGAAATGGCGGAGATCGTCTATGCGTAAGGTTCTCGCCAATTTGGCGTTAAACCTATATCTATTTCTAGAGAAAGGAGATCGTGAAATGATGGCTATGCTTTTCGCTCAGCGCGTCATTCTCGGCAAGACCGAGTTCGAGCAGGTTCCCAACAAGCTTAAGCAGCAGGTTGCGGACATCCTGATCAACGAGTGCGGTTTGCCCGAGCTGGTGACCGAGGAGTACGGTGGAACGAAGAAGGTCGAGGCCTAATTCGCTCCATAATGGTCTTATCCAAGTGAGGTAGGACGAAGAAAAAGAGGGGTTGCGCCATTCGCGACGTTTCCCCTCTCTTTTCTTTTTTTGATGAGTTTCCCCGAGTGAGGTGAGAGATCGCAAAGACAACATACACTTTTCTTTTTCTCCTGTCTTGAAGGGATTTGGGCACGCGAAAAATACAATCACTATTATGGAAGAAAGGAATATACTTATATACAATTTATGGAGGTATTTATTATGAAGACTATTATGAGTGTTATTGGTGGCATTATTTCTGGTATTCTTACGGCGGCAGTTAGTATAGCTATTGCTGTGAGTGCACTCCTGTATGTGCATGGATTTGGCATCAGTGCCAAAGATGGCATTTACAAGGATTACACGAGCACATATGGTTATGTAACGTATCGTTACGGAAACCTGACTTTTGATGATATCCTAATGTTCGAAGAAATCGGCGATGATACGCTTTCATTAGCGGTTTATGGATACTTTCCTTCTTCCACAGAGATTAGAGGTTAACAACCTCTTTTCTCTTTTTGCCTGTCTCAAAGAGATTAGAGTACGCAAAATTTGCAAGTCATATTATGGAGATAATTCCAAAATTATATTTTATGGAGGTATTGAATTATGATGAAGAAGTATCGTGAATGGGCGGCTAAGCCGTATACCAGAGGTGACATGGTGAAGAACATGAAGTGGTCACTGATCATTACGTTGATCTGTGAGGCTGTGCTGTGGACCTGGTACTACTGGGATGCGATTCGCTGCTGGTTCGAGAGCGTCAAACTCAAGTTCAAGAAGCATAAGAATAATGAGAGTGATCTCTTTGAGGATGAGGGCTAACAAGCCCTCTTCTTCTTCGCGCAATTTTTTCAATGCCTTTAATGGAGATAATTCCAAAATTATATTTTATGGAGGTAGTAGAAATGACGAACGATTATTTGAAGATGTTATTCGAGAAAGAGGAGGACGTCCGAAACAGTACGAAAAAGCTCATGGATCGCTCGAAGGAGAAAGATGACGTGGAGAACATGTCCGATTCCGAATTCGAGGAGAAGAGGCTTTCGTACAGTTTGGCGACGGATCTGATCGAGGAGAACAAACTTCTGTGTCGCATCATCATCGGCATTGCCAACAAGCAAGACATTATTTTGGAGAAACTCGAAAAACTGGAGAACAGGGCCTAACAAGCCCTTTTCTTCTTTTAAGTTTCGGTTATACGAAGTATGGTCGATTAGTTCACGCGAAATTTACAGCTCCTATTATGGAGAGAAGTATACTAAAATTTAATAATTTTAGGAGCGTGATATTATGATGATTCTTAGTGGCATTACTCTGGTCGCTGGCATTATTGCTATGACTATGATGGAAAATGAAAACAAGGAGATCTAATGATAACGAAGCTATACAAATTAGTATACTTCTTTTCATTTTGTTTTTATCACGCGAAATCTACAATTTCTATTATGAAAGGAGTGATTTTTATGAATAAACTCATTAAAATGTGTATTGTCGGAGGTATTGTTTATGTAATGAGTGATGTGTCATATCAGTTAGGCAAGGGTCGTATATTAGGCGTCCTTGCTAAAACAAATATGTCAGCTTCACAATGTATAGATATAATATCCGATGACAAAAATCTACGAGTTAAACTTGTAAAAATGATTGCTAAAATGACTGAGGAGGAGCCCTAACAAGGGCTTTTTCTCTTTCCGCGAAAAAAACACATCCTTTTATGGAAGACAAAACACTACAGTTTATCAATAAAAGGAGAATTATGATGTATCGTCAGATGATTAACTTTATCGAATTAATGGTGGTATCGTTAATGGCTCTTGTTGCAACAAGCATTAGCACATTAACTTGGTACCAGATTGTCGGTATGTTCTTCGCTGCTATATTCATGTTGTTCATCAGCATTGAATTGGAGTGTGGAGAAAGCAAAAAGGAGGAGCTCTAACAAGGGCTCTTCTCTTTCTCCTGTCTCGAAGAGATTGGAGTACGCGAAATTTACAATCTACTTTATGGAGGTGATATGAATGATCCTATTCACAATTTTACTCTGCGGTATCATTGCATTGGCGGTGGTCACGGCGTTAATCGTCTTGACCGGCGGAACAGTGTTTATGCTCATCGCAGGAGATTTAATCGTGTGTATCGCGATTTTCTACGCACTGTTCAAAAGGAAAAAGAGGTCCTAACATGGCCTCTTTCCTTTCACGCAAATTTTGCAGGTCCTATTATGGGGAAACCTAAATTATATTTGGAGGTATTTGACATGAAGACAATTCTTGGTGTGACGACTGGCTTATTGGTTGGTGTAGCTCTTGGCATTGCTGGGGTTACAGCACTATGCATAAGCGACGATCACTTCATGAAGTTCTTTGCGGAAACCTGCGGCTATAAGTATGAGGAATCCGAAGAGGATGAGGCCAAGTAAGGCCTCTTCTCTTTATTTTTGAAAGGAGTAAAGCACAATGAAATTCAATTGGAAAAAGGAGATTCGTCTGGCACAGCGATGGTTAAAGCGTAATGGCTCAACCGTCTCGTCTCTTGCGGCATCATTAGGTGTCATCGCGACGGGATATTTCGGTTGGAAAGCGCATGATGACTACACGATGGTCTCGATGGATCCGACACCAGAAGAAACTGTAAAGATATTCTGGAAGCCTGCCGTATCTGCTACCGGAACCATTGCTTGCATCTGGTTAGGTCATGGTTTAGACCAGAAGCAGATTGCGGCTATGACTGCGGCTTATGTCGCTCTTCGAAAATCGTATCAGGAGTATCGTGATGAAATCCGATCGACGAATCCCGAACTCGATAAAATGGCGCGAGAGAATATTGCTCGTTCTCATTGGGATAAGACCTATCCGAATGAGGATGAACTCTATTGGGATGCTATCTCAGAACGATACTTTACAGCAAACCCGCTTGTTGTTGAAAAAGCAAAGTATAATCTGAATAAGCTCTTTCAGCAAACCGGCGTTGTGACCATCAATGATTTCTATGGATTCTTAGGAATCGATAAAGTCCCCGGCGGCGATGAACGCGGTTGGGATGTTGGCATGTTCGATGCTATCGTATCTATGTGTCTGGAGGATTACTGGATCGATTTCATGGACGAGGAACCCTATGAGATCGATGATGGCGAGGGCGGTACCGTGAAAGTTACAGCAATTGAGACTCAGTTCTATCCGGTTCCTCTCCACTAATCCACGCAAAATTTGCAAGACCTATTATGGAAAGGAGGTAGGAACAGATGACGAAGAAATGGAATGTGCTTGCTAACATCGGCCTCGCTTGTACGGCGCTTCTCAGTATTATTACTGGGATCATCGAACAGCGACAGATGGAGGAGCAGATCCGTGAAACTGTCGACGAGGTTCTCGCCGAACGCCAAAATGAAGAGGGCTAACAAGCTCTCTTCGCTTTTGAAAGGAGAAACAAATGAAGAAAATCCCTATGAAAGCGATCGGTAATTCGATCAAGGTCTATATGACCAAGCATAGTCCGGAAATCCTGACCGGCATCGGAATCGGAGGATTCCTTACGACCATCGGTATGACGATGAAAATCGCACCGAGAGCCAAAGCAGAAATCGAAGATGCAGAGTATTATGCCGACAAATATAACGAGCCGATTCGTACGCGTGATCGTGTGAAGATCTATGCGAAGAACTATTGGCCCGTTGCGTTGTCTACCGGTCTTAGTACCGCTTGTATCGTGATGGGTAATCGTCAGCAGCATAAACGTAACGCTGCTCTTGCGGCTGCTTATACCATTTCGCAGGAGACTCTGAAGGACTACCAGTCCGCCATCACCGAGTCTCTAGACGAGAAGAAGGCAAACGAGATTCGTGAGAAAGTCTCGCAGAAGACATCAGAACGAATCCCTGCAAATGAGCAGGAGATCCCATATGTTCCTTCGGGGAAGAGTCTCTATTTCGATCGCTGGTCCGGACGATATTTTGTATCCGATCGAGAGACATTGCGCGAGATTTGTAATAATCTTTCCCGGCAGATGTTGGGCGATATGTACATAACACTCAACGATGTCTACGATGCCATCGATTTGGACCGCATTCCGTTCGGTAATGATATTGGATGGGATGTCAACAAGTCCTTTATTGAGCCGATGTTCAGTTCGAAGCTCAATGAGAAGGGAGAACCCTGTGTTGTGTTCGATTATGCAACACAGCCGGAAGTTCTCAAATAAAGCACGCGAAATTTACAAGATGTATTATGGAGAAATCCACAACAAAATTTTTATGGAGGTATTCTAAAATGGAAGAGAACAATGTTGTCATGGAGAACGAGGAGCTCGAGACCGAAACGGTTCCGGCGGAAGAAACCTATGATGAGTCCAATGGTGGCAGCACCCTGATCGGTGTCGCAATCGGCGTGGCGGGAACTCTTGGAGCCCAGTGGCTTTACAAGAAGGCCCTCAAGCCGCTTGGTGGCAAGATCAAGGATGGCATCGAGGCTCATAAGGCTAAGAAGCTGGCCAAGAAGGCGAGCAAGACGGACACGGACAACGACTCTGCTGAGGAGTAATCCGAGCAAGTTGTGATTCGACGAGCGTTGAGACCTAACAAGGTCTCTTCGCTTTTCATTTTTGGAGGTTGTATGAACGAATATCGATATAGGGGTCCTGTCCGGAACTTGTTTGGTGATATCAGAAAGTCGTCATGGGATTCTGTGACGATGGCGGTTAGCAAAGAGAAGGCACTATCGAATCTCTGCTATCGGTATTCGGTCATCAACCATTGCCCGGTTTGGGAAGTCAAGCTAAACCCAAAATACCTCACTATGGTGAGAGAAGGAGTATAACAATGGCAGAATACCCGAACAATTCAAATGCCGCACGGAATGAGACGCCGGAGAGCCCGAAAAAGGAGATCAATAAGGTCTCTTTATCTGCTCCGGCAAAGACAAAGAAACGTTCTCCGTTAAGCAAGATCGGAGACAACATCCTCTCCGATGATCGCGGAAGCATTGGTAGTCATATCTGGAATGATGTTGCTGTTCCGATGCTGAAGGACTTCTTTGCCAATTCCTTGACGGATGCAGTCAACATTATATTTTACGGTTCGACTCGTCGAGGCGACCGGAGACCTGGAGGAACCTATGTCAGTTATCGTACGGACTATGGTTCCTATAGTCGTGATCCCAGACGAGACGATCCTCCTCAGAGAAGGAGTGCTTACGACTTCGATGAGTTCTCATTCAGAACCCGTCGAGATGCCGAAGGTGTCCTGGACGAGCTCGACAACATCCTGAGACGGTACAAGATCGTTTCGGTTGCGGACTTCTATGAGGTGGTCGATCAGACGCCTCCATTTACAGCGCATCGTTATGGCTGGACGGATCTACGCCAGGCAGACATCGCAAGTGGCCGTGATGGCTATTATATTCGTATGCCGAAACCGGCACCATTGGATTAAAGGAGTGATATTCTTGAGAAATCGAATCAAGAAACTCTGGGAAGGAGTAAAAAAGATGACTGAGAAAACGATCAACATGCTTCTTAAAGCAGAAAACAAGAAGCTGGCGATGCAACTCGTTGGTGTTTCATTGATCGGTAGTGGCGTTGCTGGTGTTGGTCTTTTGTACTTGGCATCTAAGATGTAATCGATATGATCTCGACGAAAAAAGAATTCTATAGCGATCCATCAACGTTATATTTGGTAAGGTCTCGTATCGAGACGCTCAAGCGTATGGCGGACCGTTACGGACGAATTACGGTGCACGATGTGCAATTAATATTCGGGAAACTCGATGGCGATTGGTCGACTTTAGAAGCGGTCTCACACGGATGGAGTAATACGCGATTTTTCATCCCGGTTTGGCTGAAAGACGGCTGGTATGTTGTCATGCCGAATCCTAAGAAATTTTAAGAAAGGGTAAAAAGCACAATGAAACTATCTACGAAGGCTATTGCGAACAGCGCAAAGTCTATGTTTTATCGCTCCAAGTTCTTCATTCGGAAGAATTCTCCTCAGATTCTCATCGGCGCCGGTATCGCACTCGGCGTTACGTCCACGGTTATGGCCTGCAAGGCAACCCTTAAGGTTACCGAGGTAATGGACGACCATGAAACCATGAAGCAGAACATCGAAGAATCCGTCGGCGGTAAGCTGGAAGATGGCGGCACCTATACCCGTGAGCTGGCGGATGTAGATCAGAAGATCCTTGTCCGTATGACCGCATGGAAGGTCATTAAGCTCTATGCTCCGGCCGTTGGCGTTGGTGCTCTCGGCATCACTTCGATCCTCTATGGTCATAAGATCCTCTCCAAGCGTAATGCATCTCTGGCAGCTGCCTATCAGCTTCTCGATAAGGGATTCAAGGAGTATCGTCAGAATGTACGCGATCGCTACGGCGATGAGGTCGATAAAGAGCTTCGCTACGGCCTCGTGAAAGAGAAGGTCGAAGAAGAAACTGTCGATCCTGAAACCGGCAAGAAGAAGAAGACCAAGAAAGAGATTACTGTTCTTCCGGACGGTCGCGTTCCTTCGGTCTATGCTCGCATTTTCGATGAACTCAATGACAATTGGGAGAAGGATGCTGAGCTGAATCTCTTCTTCATCAATGGCCAGCTCAACTACTGGAATCATATTCTCCAGACAAGAGGATACGTATTCCTGAACGAAGTCTATAAGTCTCTCGGATTTGATCCGACGAAGGCCGGTCAGCATGTGGGTTGGTACTATGATGCCAAGAACCCAAAGTCTGATGATTATATCAGTTTCGGTATCTATGATGTAAATCGTCGTGGCGCTTCTGAGTTTGTCAACGGTATGGAGCGTAGCGTGATTCTCGACTTCAATGTTCAGGGTCCTATCGATTCTCTGATCGGCGAAGAAATCTAACATAAGGAGGCCCCGTTATGGGATACATTAGAAAAAGTCTGCGTGAATGGTTCTTATCTGGTTTGGTTGGATTGGCGTTAGGGCTCGTTGTTGGCTCTAGCGCTACCACCATGCATGAGTTGGTAACTTACGAGGAGCCAACGCTCAAACCGGTTCAAATGCAGACCGAAGAAGTGGCAATGCCCGAAGCCCCTCTCTCAGCGGCTGATTTATATTTGGAAGCACCACGATTCGTTGGACTCGAAAACTACAGTGAGTACGAGATCGAGATGTTGACACGAGTCACGTATGCCGAGGCAGGAAACCAATCGGAATACGGTCAACGTTTGGTCGTCGATACAATATTAAATCGAGTAGACAGCGAACGCTTTGCCGGGGATGATATTTTGTCGATCCTTACGGCAAAGAACCAATTCGACTGTGTCACGACCGGAGCAATCTATTGCTATCCGGAATGGGACTCCATTCGTTGGTTGGTGATTGAAGAATTGTGTGATCGGACGAATTCGGACGTTATCGCATTTCGAACTAATCGATACCATAACTGGGCAACGCCAGCCTTTAAAGAAGGCGACCACTATTTCTCGATTTGAGGAAGGAATGATATTTGTGAAGGCAAGACTGAAGAAATTCTGGAGGGCTGTTAAAATGACAACTGAAAAAGCCATATCTGTTGTTTTAAACAGTAAGAATATGGAAAAGGCCGCAAATGTTGTTGGCTTATTTTTAATCGGAGGCGGCATCGGTAGCGTTATTATCGGAATCGGCTTGATGCATACGGCTCCGAAACTCGCTTAAGGAGGTAAATCATGAAAGAATCTGTTACGAAAAAAGTGTTCGATCGTGATCGGTTTGTTCTTGGGTTCATCCTGATCGCGTGGGGTTTCGCTAAGATCGTTACCTCACATTATACCGAAACGGTTGAGGTTAAAGACGATTCTAATAAGGAGGAAAGCGTATCGTGAAAAACGTTATTTGGTTCGCTCTCGGTGCCATCGTTGGTGCTGCCGGCGGATATTACTATGCCTATCGTAAGGCAGAAGCTCGTGCCGACGAAGAAATCGACGAGATGCGCGAGTACTATCGCGATAAGATCAACGCAATGGCGGACAAGGAGGAGCAGTCTGACTGCAATCCGGAAAAGGAATCCTCTCCTCTAGAACATGTCGTGGAACAGCGTAAGTCGGTCGAAGAGGAGATCACCGAGGCTTACGAGAAGCGCCGTGTCAATTACGGCAAATACTTCACGCCGCTCAATGCTCCGCCTCAGGAACGAGGCGAGATCGAGCAGGATCCCTACAAGGATAAGGAAATGAACGCTTACGGCGGGATCTACCTCATCGCTCCCGAGGAATTCGGTCGAGAAGACGGATATTCGGAAGTCAGTCTGACCTGGTACGAGGGCGATAAGGTCCTTGCTGACGAAGAGGACGATCCGGTCGACAACATCTCTGAGGCCATCGGTGAAGTCTTCATGGGTCACTTCGGTGATTTCCAGGAAGGCGTCTGTCACGTACGTAACGAGAATACGATGACCGACTATGAGATCACGCTGGATGAACGTTCCTATGATGCGATCTATCCGGAGCGCCATATTCACGAGCTGGAGGTTGACGAGTAAATGACCAGAGCTGATGCACTGCACGAGCGTTACTTCCAATGGATGTGCGGTCTCGTGATGGGTGATCAGCAATATTCAAGGAATCTATCGTATGAGAAACTCATGCGTCATTTAGATGCTCGAGCATTCACATGGATCATCCCAATGGATGAATATAGGGCAAGACATGGCGTAGATTTGCGGTATGATTTTGGTTATGAAAATCACTATCCGGATCGTACAATAGAGCATTTGCTTGATATTCGAGAGTGTTCTATTCTGGAAATGATGGTAGCCCTCGCCAGAACATGTGAGGAGCGAATTATGGAAGATGACACGGTCGGTAATCGAACCGGTCAATGGTTTTGGAATATGATTGTCTCTCTCGGGCTTGGTTCCATGAGCGATAGTCGATACAATGAGAGAGAAGTCGATCGTATTCTTGATATTTTCCTGAATCGCACTTATGAGGCTAATGGACGAGGAGGACTATTCACAATTGAAGATTGTCCTTATGATCTTCGAGCTGTGGACATCTGGTATCAGATGATGTGGTACCTGAATACGATTTTGTAAAGGAGACACCAATATGGATGAAAAAAAGATGGCCGAAGAATTCGCCAAGATTTGGAAGGCCGTAGGTGAGAACAGCGGTGCGATTATTGAGACCAATAAGGATCTCAAAAACTTGGCTAATTATCAGGCATCGCTCGCTCGTCACTACAGTCGTCATATTGATATTTTCAACAAAAATGTCGATGTGATGAACCAGAATTTGCGTATGTTTCAAAAGTATGCAAAGCGTCAGAACATCATTATTATCACCGGAATCGGCGGATTCCTGTATCTCTGTAAGAAGATCCAGAAACTGGAGGACGCTACGAAGAAGGAGTAAGGCATGGATTTCTTGATGGTCGCCACCAGATGTCCTAGAGGTGGAGGCATTGAGGTATATCCGAAATTCATCGTCTCGAAATCGAACGATTTGATGATTCGAGGCGGCGCGTTCTATGCGATTTGGGATGAAGAAAAGCGCCTATGGTCGACGGATGAATACGATGCGGTCCGTTTAATCGACGCAGAACTTGACCAATTTGTCAAGGACAATTATCCCAATACGCCTGGAATCCGAGTTCTTCATCTATGGGATTCGGAAACGCGCATGATCGACCGGTTTCACACATTCTGTCAAAGGGATATGCGAGATTCGTTCCATATGCTCGATGAGAAATTGATATTTGCCAATACCGATGTCAAGAAGCGAGACTATGCATCGAAGAAACTCCCGTATCCCTTAGAGGATGGTGAATGCCCGAGTTATGACAAACTCATGTCTACTCTGTATGATCCAGAAGAGCGACATAAGCTCGAATGGGCAATCGGAGCAATTGTATCTGGTGACTCCAAAACAATCCAGAAATTCGAGGTGTTGTATGGTCCAGCAGGTAGCGGTAAATCAACCGTTATCAACATCATACAGCAACTATTTGAAGGATACTATGCAGTATTTGATGCAAAAGCATTGGGTAGTGCAAACGCAGCCTTTGCTCTGGAATCGTTTAAAACCAATCCGTTGGTGGCCATTCAGCACGATGGCGATTTATCTCGAATCGAAGACAACACTCGACTGAACAGTGTCGTTTCTCACGAACTTATGACAGTGAATGAGAAATTTAAGTCTGCCTATTCGAGTAAATTCAAAGCATTTCTATTCATGGGAACCAATAAACCGGTAAAGATCACGGATGCGAAGTCTGGTCTCATTCGACGACTGATCGACGTGTCTCCGTCCGGTCGTAAGGTTCCCACACGAGAATACAATCAGCTCGTCAAGCAGGTTGAATTCGAATTGGGTGCTATTGCCACACGCTGTTTGAATGTCTATATGGAGTCTCCTGGATATTATGACGGATATGTACCGACCTCCATGCTTGATGAAAGTAACGACTTCTACAACTTTGTTGCGGATTCGTACTTTATATTCAAGAAAGAGCCTTCTACATCCCTCAAACAAGCTTGGGAGATGTATAAGACCTATTGTGAGGAAGCAAAAATGCAATTCCTGCTCAATAAGCGTAACTTCAAGTCAGAGATGAAGAACTATTTCGAAGAGTATTACGATCGAACTGCTCCGGAAGGGAAAGAACCGTTCACCTTCTACGGGTTTAAGATCGAGAAATTCGACTCCATCACCACTGCAGAGAAGCCGGAAAAGAAGAAGAAAAACGCTGAACCGGACGACTCGTGGTTGAAGTTCCGTGAGCAGCCGTCTATCTTTGACATGGAATGCAAGGATTGCTTAGCGCAGTATGCGAGCGACAACGAGACACCCATGAAAAAGTGGTCAGATGTTCGAGTAACATTGAAAGATGTCGATACACATCGTCTTCATTATGTGAGAGTGCCAATCTATCACATCGTGATCGACTTTGATATTCCGGACCAAGATGGAAAGAAGTGCTTCGAGAAGAATTTGGAAGCCGCCAGTAAGTGGCCTCAGACTTATGCAGAACTCTCTAAGTCTGGAGCCGGAATTCACCTCCATTATATTTATACAGGAGATCCGGAGAAGCTAAGTGCGGTCTATGAGGACCATGTGGAAATTAAGGTATTTTCGGGCCTGAGTAGCTTGCGAAGAAAGTTGACAAAGTGCAACAACCTTCCGATTGCAAGCCTGAGTTCGGGCTTGCCGTTGAAAGGAGATGGTAAAGTGATCAACTTCGAAGGAGTGAAATCAGAGAAGGAACTGAGAACCAAGATCCGCAGAAACCTCAACAAGGAGTATCATGCGGCGACGAAGCCTTCTGTTGATTTCATCTACAAAATCCTGGAAGATGCCTACAATAGCGGACTTCACTATGATGTGACGGACATGCGAAATGCTGTCCTCGCATTCGCGGCCAACAGTACCAATCAGGCGAATTATTGCATCAAGCTTGTCAACAAGATGCGATTTAAGTCTGAAGAACCCTCCAAGCCGGGAGAAGACGGGGATCAGCCAATCGTATTCTACGATGTGGAGGTATTCCCGAACCTCTTCTTGGTGAACTGGAAGGTACAAGGTGCGGGTAAGCAAGTTGTCCGTATGATTAACCCCAAGCCAAAAGAGATCGAGGAACTCATCAAGTTCAAGTTGGTTGGATTCAACTGCCGTCGTTACGATAACCACATTCTCTATGCTCGTATGATTGGATATTCGAATGAGCAGCTCTATACGCTCTCACAGAGGATTATCAACGGCTCTCCGAATGCGATGTTCGGAGAAGCGTATAATATCTCTTACACGGATGTCTATGATTACTGCGCAAAGAAGCAGAGCCTGAAGAAGTGGGAAATCGAGCTTGGCATTCACCATCAGGAGCTTGGTTTTCCTTGGGACAAGCCGGTTCCGGAAGAACTTTGGCCGAAGGTTGCTGAATACTGCGATAACGATGTTATTGCAACGGAAGCGGTCTGGGATCACACGCAAGGCGACTTTGCCGCACGTAAGATTCTGGCACAGATTGCCAAGATGACCGTCAATGATACGACCAATCAGCTCACTACCAGAATTATATTTGGTACGAACAAGCATCCGCAGGACGCCTTCAATTATCGTGATATGGGTGACGTTTCGCAGGTCTATGACGAGTTTGCGGATGTGCCCTTCGTGATGGAGAAGGAGTTCGATGACTTCACGGTATTCGACAAGCAAGGTCGACCGATATTCCCCGGCTACAAATACAAAAACGGGAAATCGAGTTATCGTGATGTCGAGGATGTTGGCGAGGGTGGTCGTGTCTCCGCAAAGCCTGGTATGTATGGGTTTATCGCACTGCTCGATATTGCATCCATGCATCCCAGTTCGGCAATTGCGGAAATGATATTTGGTGAGGTCTATACACAGAGGTTTAAGGATCTGAAAGACGCTCGTGTGGCGATTAAGCATGAGGATTGGGACACCGGTCGAGTCATTCTCGGCGGTGCTCTTGCGCCCTTTATTGATCAGTTGGTTGCGGGCACAGCCGACTTCACGAAGGATGATCTCACGCAGGCTCTGAAGATCGCGATCAACTCTGTGTATGGTCTGACTGCCGCGAACTTCGACAATCCGTTCCACGATCCTCGTAATAAGGACAACATCGTGGCGAAGCGCGGTGCTCTGTTCATGATCAATCTCGAGCATGAGGTAGAGAAGCGTGGCTATACGGTTGCTCATATTAAGACTGATTCGATCAAGATTCCGGATGCGGATCTGCATATCATCGAGTTCGTTCAGCGGTATGGCAAGATGTATGGCTATGACTTCGAGCACGAGGCAACCTATGAGCGTATGTGTCTCGTCAACAATGCTGTTTATATTGCTCGCTATGCAACAGTGGAGCAGTGTTGTGACCTTTATGGCGAGGATTACGTCATGAGCAAGAAAGATATTTGCAAGGACAACAAGAAGCATCCTGGTCAGTGGACTGCCACTGGTACTCAGTTTGCTGTTCCGTACGTCTTCAAAACCCTCTTCACACACGAGGACATCGTATTTGAGGACATGTGCGAGACAAAGTCCGTGCAAACAGCACTCTATCTGGACTTCAATGAGAATCTGCCAGATGTGAGTCAGTATGAGTTGATTCGATCTCTTCGATTTAAGGATCCGGAGAAGTTAACGAGATCAGAGCAGCGTCTACTGGACGAATTCGCATCTCTTACGGACGAAGTGCTTCGTGAGAAGATTGCGGAAGGCCACAATTACCAGTTTGTTGGTCGTGTTGGTCAATTCACACCGATTAAGGATGGTGCTGGTGGTGCTATCCTTCTTCGTGAGGACGCCAACAAGATGAAGAAGACTGGTGAACAGGAATTTGCCTCTGCTACCGGTGCTGATGGCTATCGATGGATGGAATCTGAGATGGTTAAGGTAAATCACAAAGAGGCAGACATTGATCGAACCTACTATGATTATCTTGTGAGCAACGCTCGCTATGAGATCGCACAGTATGGTGACGTTGAATGGTTTGTTTCTGATGATCCTTATACACCGGAGCGTATTCATCCTTGGGAGACCGCTGAGGACGATGCTAAGATATTCGCCGTAAGGTAGTTCACGCGAAATAAACAACTCCTGTAATGGAGGTGATATGAATGAAATCAATTGTTCTATATGGATTGAAATCAGAGAAGGAAGCCTATCAGTGTACTCGTTACGAGATTCTCGGATGCGAGCGTATGAGCGTGACAGATTTACTGTTCACCGCAGGAGACTTTGCTGACCATTATGGTGTCAACATGGTTTATGCAGTGAACGATCATCACGGTCTGCGTGATCATTATCGTGAATCGATTCGAGAGGGTCACACCGAGCAGGATTCCATCGACTTCAAACTGTACTTGGAGCAAGCGGGCGTTCGTGTCTATTAACCAAATAAGAGAGATCTAGATATTCTAGGTCTCTCAACTTTTGAAATTTTGAAAGGAGATTCGTCATGGCTAACCGTGTCGAAAGAATTATCGAGATTCCCAATGCACACATCTTCTATCGCAATTTCGCTGGCATAGAGAAGAAGTACAATCCGGCCGGCAACCGAAACTTCTGCGTCGAAATTCCCGAAGACGCGATGGTTGACAACACTCCTCTTTACCAGGTTCTTCTGGAAGAGGGCTGGAATGTTCGCCTGATGCCTCCTCGTAATGAGGGCGATGCGCCGATGCATTATATTCAGGTGAACGTCAGCTACAAGAACGTTCCTCCGAACATCTGGATGATCGCTGGTCGTCGTAAGACTCGTCTGGATGAAGGCAGCGTCGATTCGCTCGATTATGCCGAGATCAAGACCGTGGATCTGGTGATCAACCCCTACAACTGGGAGCCGGGTCGAGTTAAGGCCTACCTCAAAACGATGTACATCGAGATCGTGCAGGATGCGTTTGCGGACAAATGGGCGGCCCTCGAAGGCCCGAACATGTAAGGAGGTGCGTTATGGTTTACTATGAAAACAAGTATACCAATCGCATTTTCGACGACAATGCCCTGAAGTTTGCCAAGGAAGTCTATGGCGATCAAGTCGATCAGGACATTGAGTGCGGATATTTGCGCAAGCTCGATACCGAGCCGGACTGCGTAACCCTGATTCGCAAAGCATCCTTCTCTACGGCAGTTCGCCGTTATATGGAACTCAACAATGTCGGCTATAAGGAAGCCCAGGCTGGTGTTCGCAAGATCGTCGATACGATGAGCGGCACCAAGAAGAAGCACAAGCATGCTAAGAAGAATAAGGAGGAAAAGAAGAATGTCTGATCGTAAGTTCGTTCGTAACGCTCTCCGCCTGGAGGCTCGTCATAAGGGTGTCAAGGAAAGCGCCTATGTCCGTAAGAGCTGGAATGAGCTCCAGATCGAGAAGGTCGGCGCTACGGCTCGTAAGATCCATCAGGCTATTGGCACGGCACCTCGCCGTCTTTGGAAGTTCCGTATTCAGAGTGTTGTCGAGGGCTAACCCCGCGAAATAAACAGCCTCTGTTATGGAAGGAGTTGATATTATGTTGAAATGGTGGATCAAATTCAAGAATGAATGGCTCGATTATATCATACTTGGTATACTCGGGCTGGCACTTGTGTGTTGGTTTAACATGGATGCAATTATGCTCGCAACAGGACGTTGAGACCGAACTAGGTCTCTTCGTTCTTCGCGATTTTTACAACTCCTATAATGGAGGTGAATATATGAAATGGTTAACTGAGTTTTTAGACAGAGTGGCAGAATTCCTGATAACGGGACTGATCTGTACGATTCTGGCTGGAATGTGGGTTTACGTATTGTTGTATATGTAATCTCATAGAGGAGAGATCTGGATATTCTGGGTCTCTCCTTTTATGCTCCCTTAGCTCAGCTGGTTAGAGCAGTCGGCTCATAACCGAACGGTCCCGGGTTCGAATCCCCGAGGGAGCACCATCCATATTTTTAAAAAGGAGGAAGCACATATGGCTGAGAACAAGAAGGAGGTTTACTACAATTACTTTTGTTGTAGTTGTAAGTATGCTCCGAGAAAGGAATCGAAAGATCCCTGTAACGATTGTCTGAACCAGCCCTGGAACACAGACAGTCACAAACCGGTCAATTATGAGGAGGCGAAGTAATGGAAACCGATTATCTGTCTTATCCACACCGTTGCCGTAACTGTGAATATGCCGATGAGCTCAAAAACTACAAAGCCGGCATCACAACCTATAAGTGCGAGAAAACGGGACTTATCGTCGAAGGAAGTCGAATCCCAGAATGCTATGCATGCACATTCTTTAAGGAGCGAGTCGTATGAAAGCAAAAGAATATTACGAGAAGTATCAAAGCGTCATCGTTGTCGGGCTGAAGGGCAAGAAAGTCGACAAGATTCAGGAACTGGTGGCAGAACTCTATAACGAGACAATCGAGCGGATTGCAAATTCGAAATCGCATGCTGATTCGACGGTTATCGGCATTTGCAAGCAGCAGTGCCAGAAATTTGATCGCATTGCGGAGCTATTTGAACGCGATTACGGACGTCGAATTCTGAAGAAAGGTGGTTTCAGCACTACCCTTATGAAGCGAATTCCTGAATTGGAGGGTAGGCTATGATCATCCGAGCGATTAAGATCAACGATGATGGCTTCTGCGCCGATTGCCCGTATCAGCTTGAGAAAGCATCGGAGTCTTCCTGTATTCCGCCGAGTCGATCTACGTGTCTTTCCTGTCGAAAGAAGGAGAAGGATCTTCGACTCATTCTTTCGGAACTCGGAGTCGTTTCTCGCTTGGGAGCCAAGTATATTGTGTGTTGTGATAATGCCGGTTATATCGACTACGAACTTCCGGAACATCTTCGAGTGATGACTGTCGAAAAATGATTCGAGGAAATCTAACCGATTATCAGCTCGAGGCAATCGGAAAGATGTTCAACGGATGCATTCTCAATGGCGGTGTTGGTAGTGGTAAATCTCGAACGTCTATTGCCTACTATTATATTCGTAATGGCGGGCAATTGGAAAAGGAAAAAGATCCCGGGATGAAAAATCCGAAAGATCTTTACATTATCACGACTGCCAAAAAGCGAGATACCTGCGAATGGGAAGCAGAGTTTCCGTATTTCTTAATGTCAACCGATCCGGAAGTGAGTCGATATAAGAATAAGATCATCATTGATTCATGGAACAACATACATAAGTATGAAACCGTGAGCGATGCTTTTTTTATATTCGATGAACAACGATTGGTCGGAACCGGAGCTTGGACAAAGTCATTTCAAAAGATTGTTAAACGGAATGAGTGGATATTGCTCACGGCAACTGCCGGTGATCAATGGACAGACTATGCTCAGGTGTTTATCGCCAATGGATATTTCCGAAACATTACGGAATTTCGAAATAATCATATTGTCTATAATCACCACGTTGACTTTCCACAGATTGATCGCTATGTGAACGAGGGTCGACTCATTCGACTTCGGAACCATTTACTCATTCCAATGGATTTTGAACGCGAAACTGTACGTCATAACCAGGATATTCACGTCTCCTATGACGCGGTCGCGTACCATGATATTTGGAAAAACCGTTGGAATTATGAGAAAAATGAGCCGATGAAGTCTGCTTCGGAAGTCTGTTTTGCAGTGCGGAAGCTTGTAAACTCTGACGTATCCCGTCAAATTGCGGTATTGGAGCTCTTTGAGGATCATCCGCGAATGATTATCTTCTACAGCTTTGATTACGAGCTTGATATTCTGAAAGGACTATTTGAAAATGTGGAGTCTTGTGATACCGCTGAATGGAACGGGCATAAGCACCAGCCCATACCAGAAAGTGGCTCCTGGGTCTACTTGGTACAATATACTGCTGGATGCGAAGGTTGGAATTGTATCAAGACGGACACAATTGTATTCTACTCTCAAACCTACTCTTATAAAGTTCTCGAACAGGCTAGGGGTCGGATTGACCGACTCAACACACCTTTCCGGGACCTCTATTACTATCACCTTAAATCCAGAGCTGGAATTGATTTAGCAATTTCACAAGCTCTAGCGAAAAAGAAGACCTTTAACGAAGGTCAGTTCTTTGAAAGGAGAACAAAAAATGCTCTATAACTTCATTCAAATCCTAATTTTCATAGTGACACTATGCTGTCTTATGTCGGTTATTTTCCGCATGTCGACCAAAGATGATCCTGTATGTTTGATGTTCGATTTCGCAGGATTTATTTTAGCTATCATAACCTTCGTACTCACGATCGTTTGGGCAGGAGGTTGGGTTGGATGAGTCAGATTATTGTCAACATCATCGTCGCCATTCTGGGCATGGCAATCGGATTTACTGTCTGCTCTAAGGTGGTTGCGAATGGTCTATTCCAGAAATTCTATTCCGGATTCCTGAATGTGACGATTGACCCGGATGATGGGCAGGTCTACATGTCGCTCGGACTGGACAAGCATCCAAAAGATATTTGCAAATCCAAATTTGCTCTCTTCTGCATCAATAAAATCGACCCTTCCAAAGAGGACACGCAAAATAAACAAACTCCTTAATGGAGGTAACTCTAATATTTGAAAGGAGAGAAATTATGGAGGATAAACGTAATTTACTGGAAGATCAGATTGAGGAGCATCTAAAGAAGATGAAGACCCTTGATCCGGGAAGCTCGGAGATGGGAAAGGCAATAAATGAGCTTGATACTCTGTACAAGCTTGCTCAGGAAGCGGACTCTGATAAGAGAAAGGCTCTTGCGGAAGACGAAGAGGTTGTTCGGAATGAACGCCGATTCGAATTCGAGCAGGAGAAGTTCGCATATCAGAAGAAGCAGGATCGAGTCAAGTCTGGCATTGAGATCGGCGGTTTGTTGCTCGGAACCGGAACGAGCATCTGGGCATTCGTAAAGGGTATGAAGTTCGAAATGGATGGCGTCTTCAAGACGACCACGGTTAAGAACGTGTTCAACAAAATTCTGAAGTTCAAGTAACCCAGTTACAACCGAAAGGGGTAGACCAAACAAGGTCTATTCCTTTTCTGGTTGGATTGCGGTTGGATATTTTAAAGGAGGTTTTTAAAAAATGTTCGGATGGTGCTATGGGTTCACAATCGACAAGGATGCTCCGCCTATCACGAAACCGAATCTCATCACTGGTGAAGGACGAGCTCGCGTTCGCGGACTGGACAAAGTCGAAGCGAATCATAAGAAGCATCTTCGTAAGAAGATGAAAATGGCTAAGACATCGAAAAGGAGAAATCGGACATGAAAGTTGTGTTTCGTCCATGCTGCAATAACTGCGGCTATGAATTTCAAGAACTACAGGGCGTAACCGTCGCCAGTAAGCTAAGCGGGCATAAGCTCAAGAAATCGGCATCTTCTCGCGAAACAACGTTTTCACCATCGCATTGCCCGAAATGTCATGAACCAATTGAGGCGATTGTATATTTCGCAGAGTATAATGACGGGCTCATCTTCAACTATTCAAAGTCATTTAGTGATCAGTATACAAAGGGGTTAAATCTATGAAAGGAGAATTCGAATGCTGATAATCAAAAATGACACGGACAAGAAAAGGTGTATGTCCGCCTTTGGCGATAACGAGTTCGTTCTGACAAAGGACGAAGTTTTGGCACTTCTTAAAGGAGAAGTACTTGGAGATCCGGATTTCGAGGAATATGGGACTTTTATCACAATGGAAAAGGAGGAATAAGACATGACTGTAATCTTCCGTCCACATTGTGGGAACTGTGGATATGAATTCGAACAGATCCTTGCTACAGCAGATGAGAAACCGCCATTCGGTCCAGTATTCGATCCTTGCTGCTGCCCAAAATGCAAGGCACCACTTAAAGGTGTCGTATATTTTACCACCACCAATGACAAAAAGTCTTTCCGATATAGTAAGGAATCTGCTGACAATTACGCAAAGGAGCTCGAAGAGAACTATGAAACACGATAAAATCATTCTTTTGGTCGGTCGTTCCGGCTCAGGTAAGTCTACGGTGGCGGATATTCTCAGTCGCCAGTACGGACGGTATATCCTTCCTTCTTACACAACGCGTCCGAAACGCTTTGAACAGGAAGAGGGTCACATCTTCGTGAACAACATGTTCTACGAGAAAGTCTCTCGCTCGAGAGATATTGTAGCGTACACCTACTTCGATAAAAACCATTACTGGGCCACAACCCAGCAGGTCGATGAAAATGATATTTACATCATTGACCCGGACGGCGTCGCATTCTTCCGCTCCCATTACTTTGGACCGAAGCAAGTCGTTGTTGTCTGGTTGGATTGCGGTTGGATTTCTGCAGCAAGTCGTATGGCTGCGCAGGGTCGCTCCCAGGATGAGATCGAAAGACGGATTGCGATCGACACTGCTGTGTTCTATGATCCGGCGATCGTTGGCCCGAATGTGATCGTTCACACCGAAAATCATTCTCCGGAAGAGATCGCTGCGCAAATTGAGGAGGTTCTCGAGACATGATCAAACTGGATATTCATGACTATTGCAACGACTGTGATGGGTTTGAGCCGGTCTTCACGCCTGGCGACAAACTCTATCATGACTGCAATACGGAACCGATTCGGACGGATGGAATTGTCCGTTGTCGCTATCACAAACGTTGTGCTTCCATTGAGAAGTACCTGACCAAGAAATTGCCATGTCAATCTTAACATTTGTTCCTTGTGTGACACCATTTGTAGAGTGTCGCAATTGCGATAATTTCGCACCCATTGTTCGCATGTGTCTAGTGGACAGCGGACTCGATTGCCCAAATCCATGCCGATCCCGCTATATGTTTATGGAATGCCGAAACAAACAGCACTGCCGGACGGCTATGGAGGGAGAAAACTACGAAGAAAACGAAGACTAAACTGATAAAAGGAGAAAAATATGATGGATAACGCTACTTTTAGAGAAAATATGAACGCCGTAGCTGTAGCTGCGAGCAAAGTGTCGACCCAGGCCAATCAGGCCCAGGAACCCGGAATTCACGACCTTCTCGCTTGTCTGGGCGATCTTGCAAAAGAAAACCGGGGCCTCAGCTATCAGATTCGAGATAATCTCTTTGGTCTGATTCCGACTGAGGGCAATTCTTGTGAGAAAACGATCGGTTGCGCAAAGGACGCTATCGAGGATTCCATTGAGCGACTCCGTGAAACAAATGATATTCTTCGCTATGTCATTGATCATCTATAAAGGAGGAAAGCAAAATGATCTTTTGGTTAGTTTTATTATTAATCGTCGTTTCTCTTGGGCTGGCCACTTATGTGGAAAAACGTTTCGGTGATTATTCGTGGCTGTTTCTTGTGATCGCTATTATCGGTTTCATTGTGGCCATTATAATGTTGGCGGTCATCATTGTCGAAAACACCAATGTTGATGCATACGTCGCGGAGAATCAGATGCGATACGAAATGCTGGTGTATCAGTATGAAAATAATATTTACGACAATGATAATGACCTCGGTAAGCGCGATCTGATGGAAGATATTCAGGAATGGAATGAGGATCTCGCGTATTATCGTGAGGCGCAGGATGATTTCTGGGTCGGTATCTTCCATCCGAACATTTATGACCAATTTGAATTCATCGAATTGAAGTAAAGGAGAAGGACATGATGAAATGGGAGGAACCTTAGATGACTGGGCCTGAACGAGACAAACTCATCGAGGATAATCTACAACTCGTCTGGTATGTCATGGCCCATTATTATCCCAGTACAATCAATTCGCCAGAGCGAGAGGACTTCTTTCAGATCGGGTGCATTGGATTGATATTTGCCGCCAATAATTATGAGCCTGGTTCTGTAAAGTTCAGCACATTTGCAGCAAGAAATATTCAATGCCGACTCAGAAATGAACTCCAAAGTCGTTATTGTCAGTGTCGTACCGGTGAGACCTGTTCACTGGATTCGCCTATTCCAGAGCTTGCAGATGGGTCTCTGGATATTCTCGGTACGATATCGGATGAGCGTTGGAATCCGGATCATCAGGTTTACGATTTAGAGAAGTTTGAAGCAACTCTCACGAAAGCCCAACTGTCGATATTTAAGCTGATGGTCGACGGGTTTAATCAATCGCAGATTGCTGAAAAACTCGGATGTTCTCGTCAAAACGTCGCTCAACAGATAGATCGTATCCGGTGTGAATTCGCTGAATTCTACAACTCTCCGGAATGGTATACGGGGAAACTCAAAACCAAACATGAAAGGAAGACCTAGGAAATGCTTAAATCGATCCGTGACTTTATTCGCCGCTTTACACATCCTCGAGAATGGTGTCATGAAGAAATGCAAAAGCGCGGCTCAGTCGGCCCAAATGGATGCCCCGGTTTGGTTGGCGGAGATTATGAGACTGATTATCTGCAATACGAATGCATTGGGTGTCCATATATTGATCCCAAAGCGTATTGTACGCACCCTGTGAGCAGCAAATGACCGGGCCCGAACGAGACAAACTCATCGAGGAGAATCTAAATCTTGTGTGGTACACGATGCGAACTTATTATCCTAATCGATTCACTCGGGATAACGAGCAAGACTTCTTCCAAATTGGATGTCTTGGCCTCATACAAGCAGCTTCTACTTACGATGAGCATCCTGATTTGGCATTCAGTACTTATGCGGTCAATACGATCCGAAGTCATATTAACCATCAATTCCTCTATCTCAATCGCAAGCAGCGAAACGGAATGGCCGTCGTCCCAATTGATGATCTGCAATATAATGGTACCGATAATACAACCTATCTTCAGACGATTCCTGATAATCATTACCGGCCTGATCAAGGCTGGTACGATGACCTATCAGAATTCGCCAAAACATTAACTCCTCTCCAGCAGAAAACCTTTGAGAAGATGATGGAAGGGAAAGGTAACGTTCAGATTGCGAAAGAAGAGGGATGTAATACTTCATGTATCACGGCGCGAATTGATCGAATTCGTCTTCTTTTCTCTCGCTACTATGACATTCCTGAATATTATCAAGGGAAGAATGAATTTCGGCCTCGAGGACGGCCGAGAAAGGATAAGAAAAATGGGGTTCATTGATCTTCATAAACCACTGATGGATTTGATTCCGGACGATTATAAGCTTTGTATCGATCGAGATTTCGGTTACACCTTTTTAACACTTCGTCATGGCGATCGTACACAATGCTGTCGGATTCGTTCGGATGAGGAACCTACGGATAAAAACTTAAAAGCCGCCATTATATTTATGGTAGAGCAAATGAAAAAGGAGGAATAACAATGTGTAAAAACTGTGTTCATGAAACAGTATGCCGATACAAGACGGAGTTCGAGAATCTGAAAAATGATATCGCCAAAGTCACTCCAACGTGGGCTCCGGATCGCTATGCCATCGCCATCGAGTGCAAAAATTTCCGTAGCGGGACTATCGTGCAGAGGCCGGCTGTCTACAACCAACTTGTCGTCGGTGACAGATCTAGAAAGCCTGTGGAAAAAGAGGAGGATTGATATGAATGTTATATTAATCATGCTCGGGATTATTGTTGGTGTTGGTCTCTTAACCATGCTCGGTTGCTTCCTTTACTATTATGAGGAGGACAAGAAGCTTGATCGTGAGGCGGCACACAACCTTGAATATGTCAAAAACCTTCGAGCACAGCAGTGGTGCTCCGATGCCACCGGCCGAGCATTAGATGATGCTCTATTTTGGAACAATCTCGCTCAGATTTATTTAGATGCTAATTTGCTCTATGATTGTCGAAAGTGTCTAAGTATGACCGATGATATTTTGGAGGGTATCACAGGTCAGTCTGGTAAGTCGCCTTTTTATTATATTCCAAGAGGATCTAAAGTCGGTTAAAACGACATTAGATATCTAAGGTCCTTTAAAAGGATCTAAGATGGGTAAAACCCATAACAGATATTTGAAAGGAGTAACTATGGAAACTAGAATTGAAAATTGGAACGGGTATGATATTCGTTTCGTGAGTCTTGACGGAGACTGGTATGCAGTTCTCAAGGATATTTGCGATGTCTTAGGTCTTCGCACGGATAAAGTCGCTACTCGCATTCCTCCCGAGTGTATGGAGCGAATTGCCGTGACATCTGACCCCCTTTCAAAGGTGGATAGATATGAACGTGATCCTGTAAAGACGATTACTCGTCAGATGATCGGCCGTGATATTGGTCGAAAGCCGGGTGATAACATCACTCGTAGTATGCTCGTCATCAATGAATCTGGCATCTACGAAGCGCTCTTTGCTTCTCGCAAGCTGGAGGCTCGTAAATTCAGACAGTGGACCGCTGGAGTTCTGGGGAAGCTTCGGAAGACCGTTGGCCTGGAGGGCTATGAAGTGCTGAGGATGACTGATCCGGACGTGCAGTCCCAGATCGATTATATTCTCGATTCTCTTTACTATGATGATGAGACCGGGAAAGTCATGCGGTCTGTCACAGTTGCCGGCGGCGATGTCGAGCAGGAGGAATTCCTATGACAAGGAAAGAATGGGTTGAAAAGCATCTTCCGGCATACATTGATGATCGTGCTGATGGTGGCGTGATTGGTTGCCCTAATTGGTATCATGAGCTCACAAGAATGGATCCCAGTATACTTCTCAATTGGTCATGCAAAGGATGTCATGAGATGACTCCGTTTATGTGCGAATTATGCTGGAATACGAAGCTGAATGTTAACGAAGAAAGGAGAACTAAAATGACTCGTAAAGAATGGATGCTGGAGAATCATCCGAATGCGGTGTGCGATGGGTATAGGGGAGGTGTTCTAAGTTGCCCGGGCAAGTATCGGGATCTTGTGGATATTGATCCGTCTGCTGCCGGACTTAGTTCGGTCAAATGCAGTATGCACCCCGATTGCACCGAATGCTGGAATGCACCTTTGCCTGAGGACCGGGTTCGCCCTTCCGATAAAGTCGAGATTCGAAAGACGATGGGCGAGCCGCATATTAAGGATGCCTTTTATACCATTGTTCGCTATCCAATCGGTAAATACTGGCTTTATCTGGTCGGTGAGTTTTCCATTATCAGCATGTCTGCTGTAAACGATACCATGGTTAAATGTGTATCATTTGACTATGATCTGCAGTATCAATACACCTTCTTCTATAATCTCATCGATAAGGTCGTTTCTTTAACCCCTGATATGCAGTATCAGGCAAAGAGCACCCCCAATCTTGATCGGTCTCTCTTCTTAGAACGTCGAGATGCTATTGAGGCGCTCGAGAAGTGGACCGGGAATGTCGTTGACAAATCGTATTATTTCTTGAAGCAGAAAGGAGAATAACGGTGACTCGTCGTGAATTTATACTCCGAAACTACGGGAAGAATTTTGTGAACGACACTATCCCCGAAGGAGTTCGTGGTTGTCCGGCAATGTATAAAGATCTTGTCGCACTTGATCCTTCATGTAACGCATTACGTATTGGTCAACCAAGCTGCAAAGACAACGGCCTCACCTGTACGGAATGCTGGAATCAGGAAATTCCGGAAACGAAGAAAACTCGTCCGCAGGGATTCCGGCTGGAAAAGGTGGAGAAAGCAGTGAAAGAAGCTGACCTTTCCATCAAAGAGGCCATCGATCGGGCCACTTGCGACTGCGATACCTGCGCTCATCAGGATGTTTGTCGATTCGAATGTCAGTTCCGCGGGATGACGAAAGAGATGTATAAACACTGCATCGAGGAGATGGCTCGGTATAATCTCCCGGACCTCGGCATTCAGATGCGGCCGCTTCATTGCAAGCGGTATGAGCCATCCCGAACGATTGAGGACCTAAATACTGCGGTATTCCATTTGAAAGCGCAGCACCTTACCGATGAGTTGGTTCAAAAGATCTTTGGCGAAGAGTATAAGGCGAACGAGTAATGGATATTATGAGTCGTGTATTCCTCGTCAATGAGGTGCATTTATATCCTCCTTCCGAACGACGGAAACTCATTTACGTCCACTCCAAACTCGTCACTTCTATCGAGGCTGACTTTACTCGCCAGTGCAAGATATTTATCGCTGGCCTTGGTGGAGTGGAAGAAGCGTGTCGATTTGCCTGGGACTCAAGTGCCCATCAATATCGGATGGTCGACAAATGGAATCAGTTTAGCATGATCCCGGTATTCCAAAATTATGCAGAGGCTCGCAATTGGGCAGAAGCACGAATGAAGGAAGCCATTGCGGAGGGCTATATCGTGGCATTCCCGGAACGCAAGACAACCAAAAAACAGTCAAATCCACCAACGTGGAATCGAAAGGAGTAATTATATGAACCCTTGTGATAATTGCATCCATTTCCCGATTTGTAACATTCGGGAAGACTATCATCAGCTGCTCGTTGATACGGAGCCGTTGAAGAAGAAAAACCCAGCATTTGAAGTCATGGCCAACTGTAAGTATTTCCGAATTAGATACGAGAAGACCACAAGAGGAAATGAGGAGATGAATCGTTTATGATGGACATGATGGAGTACCGGCATAAAGCGATGGCCTATTTAGGCCCGCTTCCGGCCTTTTCAACGCTTGCTGGTGAAGAGGAGATCTATGGGATCGGTTCGGAAGGCGCTCTGGTTAAAGTGTGCTCTAAGAGGCTTCTAGAGGCCGTTATGGGGCTTAACGGAGAGGCTGGAGAATGCCAGGAAATCGTCAAAAAGGCTATGTTCCACGGCCACGAACTCGACATCGAGGCTCTTTTGCTGGAGGCGGGAGACGTTCTCTGGTATCTCACCGAACTCTGCAATGAACTCGGGATCAGTGTGGATACCATTGCCAAGCTCAATCTGCAGAAACTGAAAAATCGGTATCCGGACGGCTTTACGCACGAAGCCAGCCGTGAAAGAAAGGAGTAACATATGATCACTTTATTATTAGCCATCGCTCTGGGCTTTGTCCTCTTGGCGGAATTCATAGACGGTTCCACGAACAAATTCGGTTTTCTCGCTGTCGTTCCTGGCGTTTTAGGTACCGTATTTGCCATTATATTTGGCGTCTGGACTCTTTGGAACATATTCACTGTCGCTTCCGGATTCGGTATCCAAGAGAAAATTGAAATCTACGAAGAGCAGAATGCGCAAATCGAGCAGTCCATTGACGCAGCCGTTCAGGCCTATTGCGAGCATGAGCAAATTACATATGTACAGATGGCAGATGACGCCGTTGCTCTCGTTGCGGCTGCCTATCCGGAGCTTGCTAGTAGTGAACTCGTCAAAACACAAATGGAGGTCTGGACGTCCAATTCCCACGAACTGAAAAAAATGAAGTCGAAGCTTGTTGATTTCAACAAAGCTCGCTATTTCTTATATTTCGGAGGTGAGTTAAGTTGACTTATTGGCACGTTGAAATTACATTAGAAGGCGATAAGCATTATGCTGCCGATATGCCGAAAACGAGTCCTGATCAGCAGGTGACAGATGTTATTCAGCAGATCTGTCATGTTCCCTATCCGGTATTTGAGGACTCCGAAAACGAATACACGGTCATCAACACAAAGAAAATCATCCATATGAGCATCAAAGAGGTAACCGAATGATCAAATACTTCTTAATTGGCAATCTGATCATCTCCATTTTGTGCTTCGCATACAATTTCGACCGATTTACGAACTCTGACGAGAAGACCGAGCCCATCTATTATGAGAAATTACTCATTGAATTTGGCTATTTCTTCAATTGTCTCGTCATTTTGGTCGTTTCCCTTCTCTTTGGTTGGATTTAACAACCAACATTTTTGATATTTTGGAGGTTTTATCATGAAAGATTTCATCTGCCTGCTGCTTTTTGGCCCCTTCTGGCTGATTTACAAGCTCTGTCGTTGGCTTGGGAGACACTGATATGAACAAATACCAGAGAAGAGAGTCTCGAATGATTAAACGGATGCGCAATGACATTGATTTGATTGGAATGCCATTCAGTTTCGATCATTATAAGGCTTTTCGTCGTGGTATTCGAAAAACAGCTCGAATGCTTATTAAAGCGAACAACGAAGCCCATAAAAAGGCCTGGTCAATTGAGGTGACAAAATGAACAAATACCAGAGAAAAGAAGCTCGAGACGTCCATCGAATGATTACATATTACCCAATTCAATATCACAAGGATCCAAAATATAAAATTGTAAGGCGAAATTTTCGAAAAATGGTTCGAATTCTCTCAAAGCGGAACGAGCAAGCCCATAAAGAGATGTTCCGAGGCATGGATTTGGCAAACGGACGTGACCAAACAGCTTATATTCGCCAGGATTTATTCAATACCATCTGCGTTGCCAAGCCAATCGAGGTGAAAAATGAGTAAATTTGGAGATAATTTGGCTCGGCGACGAGAAGAAAGAGGCATGACACAGCGCGAATTGGCCGAGATTTCGGGCGTTCCGAAGGGTTCTATTGGCAATTATGAGGCCGGACATTACCTCCCGCGCATCGGAAATATACTAAAACTTGCGAAGGTTTTGGGAAAGGAAATCGTTGTGAAGGAGGATGGTCATGATTAGTAGAGAAGAACTTGGTCTGTTGTTTGCCAATAAGCGACTGAAGCTTAATCTAACACAGGCATCTGTAGCAAAACGTGTTCATGTGAATGAGCGTACGCTTCGAAACTGGGAATCTGGTAAAGCGATTCCAAACCTGTTCGATGGGCTTCGTTGCTGCAAAGTACTTAATATTAATCCGATGGATTTGCTTAATCGCTATTAAGTGCTGAGAAGAAGAGGGGGACGCTGAGAAATCACGCCCTCTTCTTTTTTGAAAAATATAGGAAAAAGACACTGTTTAGAAGCTGCATATAGACTGCATATAGACTGATACGGACGGCAAGATTATTCCTATTTATTTTTAGGAATAACTATGCCGGAAATTTAAGGAAAAACTATTCCTTATTTTAAAGGTGTTTTTTCACCTTAAAAGGGTTAAAAAGGGTCCAGCGAAAAAAGTGGCCAAATTTAAGGCATAGTTTTTCCTTAAATTTTAGGCATAGTTTTTCCTTTTCTTTTGGTTGGATAAAAGGTAAAAAACCCAGTAATATCAGGGGTTTGCGGGTTTTTGATGCGGAATAATGTTGCTGGTGATTTTCATTTTTTACTTTCACAACCCTATTACGCGTAGAGAATAAAACATTATATAGTAATATATCTTGTGAAAAATTTTTTGCGATTTTTAGGGTATTATTTTGAGAAATTTTACACAAAAACGTTACACAAAATGGGGCGGAAAAGATATTCCGCGCGAAAAAAACATGGTATTTAATGGGAGGAGAAGGGAAATGTGTCCGATTTAAGTAAGACACACACCATTCAGACTCTTTAAAGTTTTAAGAGAGGAGGAACTCACTTGGCAAAGGAAAGAGACTTTCAAGCAAAACTGATCAAGGAAATCATGACTCGGTTTCCTGGAGCACTTGCTTTCAAGGTCGAAACCTACATACAAGGATTTCCTGATCTCTTAGTTCTTTATGGCAAGCATTGGGCAGCGCTCGAGTGTAAAAGAGGGGCACGCGCAGCGCATCGTCCGAATCAGGACTATTGGGTGACCTTTCTCAATAAGATGTCCTTTGCGGCCTTTATCTCACCGGAGAACAAAGAGGAGGTACTGCATGATCTTCAACGATCATTCAAAACTCGTAGGACAGCACGCATTCCTCGGAGCAAGCAAGTACCACTGGCTCAACTACAACGACGAAAAGCTAGCTAATAGTTTTTTTAACTATCGCGCTTCCGAAGAAGGTACAAAGCTTCACGAGTTTGCGGCGCTATGCATCAAGCTAAATCAAAAGTTGGCAAGATCAAAGAAAACTTTGAATCTCTATGTCAACGATGCTATCGGATTCCGCATGTCACCGGAGCAAGTTCTGTACTATTCGGAATACTGCTTTGGGACCGCGGATGCAATTTCATTTCGTGATGATTTTCTGCGAATTCACGATTTGAAAACGGGTATTACTCCGACTCACATGGAACAGCTTATGATATATGCTGCTCTTTTCTGTTTGGAGTATGACGTGAGTCCATTTGATATCGGGATAGAACTTCGAATCTATCAGAATGACGATTGTCAGATTTGTGTGCCCGATCCAAATGATATTCGCGCAATCATGAATCTCATCGTGAGGTTTGACAAGCAACTTAGAAAACTCGATAAACAAGGAGGCTAACCATGGATATTTATGATCCCGTTCTCGGAGATCCTATTCTTGACGGGGATGCCTCCATCGAGGCGGAAATTCTAGCCCATTATGGCGTTAAGCGAAGATCTGGGCGCTATAAGTGGGGTTCTGGTGAAATTCCTTATCAACATGAACCCTGGTTCCAGGGAACGGCAGATGCTATGCTGGCTCGTGGTGAAAAGCCTACGATTCTAGATGCAGAGAAAGCATTTCTGAAGCGTGTGGATGAGCTTCGAGCACAGGGATGGGATCCGTCTGGCGATAATATTCGTAAAGAGTTTAACATGAGCTCTACGGATTATCGTGCTTTCTATCAGCTCTCTCAGCATGAGCAGCGTCGAGCAGAAGCCGAACGAGCGAAACAACTTCGAGCAGAAGGCAAATCTCTTCAAGAGATTACGGATATTATGGGTTACAAGAATGACTCATCGATTCGTACCCTATTGGATGAGAAAGTCGGTGCTCGTGCAAATCAGGCCATCAGCACGGCTGAAGTTCTGAAAGAGGAACTCAAGTCCAAACCATATTTGGATGTCGGTGCTGGCGTTGAGCGAGAGCTCGGTGTCTCTTCTGGCAAGCTGAATGAGGCACTTACTATGCTGGAGCTTGAAGGATACGAAGTTCACGGTGTGGGCGTTCCTCAGGTAACAAACCCTGGTAAACAAACAACAATAAAAGTTCTTTGTAAGCCCGGAACAACGATCGGTGACGCCTATGCAAATCGTGATGATATTCAGCAGGTAAAAGACTACCATTCGGAAGATGGTGGATTCAATTACTTCAAGCGTGAATATCCGGCAAGCATTGTCTCCGATCGAATCAAGATCAATTACGGCGATCAAGGTGGCACATCGAAAGATGGTGTCATTGAGATTCGTCCTGGTGTCGAAGACTTGAACCTTGGGCAGTCTCATTATGCTCAGGTTCGTATTATGGTTGATGGAACCCATTATCTGAAAGGCATGGCAATGTATTCGGATAATATTCCTGAAGGCTATGACATTGTCTTTAATACCAATAAGAGCTCCAACAAAAGTAAGATGGATGTGCTTAAGAAGATTCAGGATGATCCCGACAATCCTTTTGGTGCAACCATCAAAGCTAATGGTCAGTCTCATTACATCGGGAAAGATGGTAAAGAACATCTCTCTGCGATTAATAAGCTGAAAGAAGAAGGAGATTGGCAAGATCAATCGATCAACTTGTCTTCCCAGTTTCTTTCCAAACAACCGATGTCTTTGATTAAGAGACAGCTTAATCTTACTTATGCTGATCTTGATGATCAGTATCAAGAAATCATGGATTATACGAATCCTACGATTAAGAGAAAGCTTCTTCTCGATTTTGCAAATTCTTGTGATTCTGCCGCTGTACATCTGAAGGCTGCTGCTCTTCCGAGACAGAAGAACCAAGTCCTCTTGCCGATCGATGAACTCAAAGACAATGAGATCTATGCTCCGAACTATAAGAATGGCGAACGCGTTGTGCTGATTCGTTATCCTCATGGCGGAACATTCGAGATCCCTGAGCTGGTTGTCAACAATAAGAACCCCGCTGCTAAGAAAGCATTAGGTAATGCAATTGATGCAGTAGGTATCAACTCTAAGGTCGCAGAACGTCTGTCGGGCGCAGACTTTGATGGCGATACAGCAACCGTTATTCCTGTCAACGATAAGGTTAAAGTCAAGACAAGTCGTCCTCTAAAGGAATTGGAAGGCTTTGATCCCAAGGCTGCTTACTCAACAGAAGGTAAGACTGGCGTTAAGTTGATGAAAGAATCTCAGAAGCAAAAGCAAATGGGTATTGTTTCTAATCTAATCACAGACATGACCCTTAAGAATGCGCCTCCTGAAGAGATTGCTATGGCTGTTAAGCATAGTATGGTAGTCATCGATGCTGTTAAGCATAAGCTGGATTATAAGCAGTCCGAGAAGGATAACCATATCGAAGAGCTTAAGCAGAAGTGGCAAGTTCGGTATGATGAGAATGGTGAACTTAAGACAGGCGGAGCTTCTACACTTCTTTCTCGTCGTAAGCAAACCGTTCGAGTGCCTGAGCGTAGAGGTTCTGGTCATATCAATCCTGAGACTGGCGAAGTCGAGTACAAGGAATCTGGTCGTACTTACTACGACAAGAAGAGTGGAAAGATTGTTCCTGCTACGATCGAAGTATCGCAGACTCTTTATACTAGGGATGTGAACGACCTCTCGTCAGGTACCCCCCAGGAAAACGCCTATGCGGACTACGCCAACAAAGTAAAGGCCCTGGGTAATCGAGCTCGACTTTCCTACCTGTCTACAGAAAAGCTTGAGCGTTCTCCTGAAGCTGCTAAAAAGTATGCTTCTGAGGTGCAGAGTCTTAACGACAAGATCGATAAGGCTGCCCGTAACGCCCCCAAAGAGAGGCAGGCTCAAATCAATGCCAATGCTGTTGTGAAGGCAAAGGTTGAGGCCAACCCCGATCTCTATACAGAGAAGAAGGCATATAAGAAGCTTAAGCAGAATTCGATTAACGATGCTCGTGCTGATGTCGGTGCAAATGGTAAAGGAACTCGGTTCACCATCACTGACAAAGAATGGGAAGCCATTCAGGCTGGTGCCGTTAGCGACAGTAAACTCATGCAAATTCTTAGGTATACCGATCAAGATGCCCTTAAGGCTCGTGCTATGCCTAAGACTACCACTCAGTTGAGTGATACCAAGGTTCAGAAGATTAAATCTATGTCCGCGAGTGGATACACCAATGCTGAAATAGCCGAAGCCCTTGGTGTTTCTACATCAACGATCAATAACTACATCAAATGATGTGTTGAAATGAGGTGAATTTCGACTAAATGAGAGTTGTTGCTCTGTCTACAAAAGACAATCCTTTCAATCCAATTACTCAATTCGATGATTGGTATCGTTTTGACATGGACAAAGGTTACTCTTCTTGTTCTTATTTGGCTCGAATCACGAATTCTTCTGAATCTAATAACGAAGCTGCTAATGTTGACGATGTTGAGTCGGCTATCGATGAGATCATTAAGTATGATCCATTTGATCGTTACATTAAGGTTGTCGAAGAAGTTCAAGAAGATTCAAATTCTGAGTCTACAAATGAACAAACGTAACTTCTTTACTGTGTCTTCTCAATCGTTCCTGCTTTCATTCTAAGAATTAGAAAGGACAATTAAATGACTTTTCATGTTGTCTTTGACTTTGTTTCGAACAAAAAAGAAATAAATGGGGTCAAATATAATATAAAAAGCATATAGGGGGTCACGAAAATATCAACCCCCCTCCCATGT